TGGTGGAGACAAGCGGGATCGAACCGCTGACCTCTTGAATGCCATTTCCAGCCACAAGCCTTTGAGAAAGCTTTATTTTACGGTCACGGTGGCATTATAGCGCTTGTTTTAGCAACCATGAAAACCCGCATTCTTTCGTGCAAAAACAAGGCTATAAACTCCCATTTTACTCCCATTAAAATTATATCATATTAAGCCTACCGCAACCGGTAGGCTTTTACACATAGTACAGCACAAAAAAAAGAGCTGCTATCCTAAGCAGCTCCCCACCCAAGTCGGCGCACTTACAAGTACGCTTAATAATAATATCGAACTTTGAGTGTAAACAGTACATATTGTCTGTATCTAAATTATACTATCCTTTTAGGGCAATGTCAACATTGTATGATTGGGAAGTTTCCTAAGGTTAGGGCGATTGTATTTAAACGAAGCATATATTCTATTCGCCAAAATATCACTAGCCTGGATCATATAATTGTTACTTGAAACACAATATTGCACTTTTACATCTACATTACTATTAAATATGGGAGCGTGAAAGCAATTATAATCATAGTTTCTGATTCCATGTTGCAATTCTTCTTTTATTGAAACCTCTAGCCCATAAATACCATCTGTAGCAGTTAATTGTTCATCAATAAAAATCTTTATGGCTATGTCTTCATTTATATCTATAACATTTTGGGAAACTAAAGATTCTATCTTATATTTTACGAGCCGTTTCAACGCATAATCTTTATAGCGACATATTGACTGCGGTGTTGCTAATATATAACTATATAACCTCGGAATATTAACAATCAATCCAAGACTTTCCGTATTACGAAGAACATTATATAATGCCCTTTTGTGATTGCCAGATAACGAGGAAGCTTTTATTTCATTTGTCGTACACAATTTCTCTTGAATCTTCTTAACTACACTCTTATATTTTCGCTTTGCGTGATCCACTTCTGCTTGTGATTTAAATACATATCCAGCATATATAAATTTCCCTACACCATTCGTTTCATGCAATATACCAGAATCATCAAAAAAGAAAATCAGTTTTTGCACAATTGTTACCCCTGTCTTTTTATAATGCTTTTATATTATAACACAAAATAAAATAGTTAGGAGTTGATTTTTATGTCAAATGCAGTTATATACGCCAGCTATTCTTCCGGTCATCAGCGCGAAGAAAGTATTGATAGACAGATTAGAGAATGCACAGATTTTACAAAACGTAATGGCCTAACTGTTGTCGAAGACTTAGTATGCATAAGTCACCCACAAGCCAGCTTTATTATCCCGCCAATCATATTCACCCCGGACACCAATATATTTGCTTCCAATACGCCTACTCACTCCAAAACTGGCGCCACGAACATAATCATCAACATCAATCTTTATCCCGACTTCCCGTAGTAGCTCTGGCGCGGACGGCGGCAAGGATTTCTCTACTTTCTTTAATGATTTTTCCTGCCTCTCTGATTTCTCCAGTGAGGTCAGTAGCTTGCTCTCTAATCTGTAACATTCCTTCTCTAACTGTTCCTGCTTGTTTAGAGATATTTCCAGCTCCTGCTGCAGCTTCTCTGATTTCTCCAGTGAGCTCTTGTTGATTTGTTCCAAGCTGCTGAAGTTGTTTTCCAGTGTTGTTAGTTCTGTTTCCGTTATCAGATATACCTGTTCGGCTGAGCAAATGGAAGGCAATAATAAGAACTGCAACGATAATAAAAGCACCCAGAATATACTTACTACCTTTGATCTGTTTTTCATCATTTAACATTACACCACCTCTACTTTCGCACTAGAAACGTACGAGAAAAAACGAGAAACAGCAAATTACCAGCATGTTAAAAACGACGCTGCTATGCCGTTTCTCGTTAGTTTTAATTTTAGCGCGCGTTTTTTAGCAACTTGAATCGCACGATAATCAAACGAAAATCGTATGAAAACTTTACTTGAAACTACTTGAAACTACTTGAAAGAGCTTGAAGCCTACAGCCCAAAATAATTATGTAATGCGCCTAAAGTAAAACCGATAATCATACCAGTCCAAAAAAGTTTGCTGGTGATATACTCTTTAACCTTCTTCATATTCAAGCCTCCTTTCAACTATTTCTATTTTGGAAATAGTTAGTTTACCAATTATGATGCCACCAGATCGCCTTGCCCCTGATGACCTGCCCGCCTGGTTTCAGTTCTCCGTCACCTGATATGTCTAGTAATTTCCACAAGTCCCATCTTTCAAAGGTTGTTGCCGGCCCATAGTCATCTAAGTCTGCTGCTTCTGCATGTGTCATTACGGTATCGGCATTAATGTCCAATCCAAGTTCCTCACACAGTACAGCTACAACTTTCGCCATACTATCTATCTGCAGTTCTGTCGGCGGCACGTTGCCAAAATCAATATTCCCATTAGCATAGGCTACAGCATCTACACAGCACGCTAAAGCAATCCCAATAGCTCTAGAATTGCGCCGCCATGTATGAGCCTTATATTCAGTTAAATCATCGGTTGTCGCCATAACAGCGCCGTCGCTGTCAATGTTTAAGTGATAGTCACTAAAAAACTGGTGATAATTACCAGCTGACCAGTGTAGATAGATCTTATCAATATTACCAGCTGCAGCTTTTGCCAACTGTCGTAATTCATCCAAAGTTATCCTTTTAATTGTCATTACTTTCCATCTCCAATCTTTTTCCCCACTTCGCCAGGGGAACTGTTGAACTTGCTATTAATAAGTTTATTTGCAATTTGAGTAGCCGCACTGCCGCCGCCTGTCATGGTAGCAAATGTTTCATAGTTGCCCCAAGTTTGGCCCTTATAAATCAAATAACAACTTCCAATTAAAAAAGCAGCGAACCCGATAACGGATAGAATCCGTGTTAGCGAGTATACGCCGCCTTCTTTTAACATCTCATTAAATTTTTCAAGCACTCGTATCATCTCCATCCGGCTCTGTTGGCAATGCCATGACTTTGAGTTTGATGTCATCCATAACACCGTTTAAGCCAAGATTGTGGTAAGCGTTATACACATTTTCAAAACTTTGCTTAGCATAAATCGGCATATAACCTTTATTGTAGTAATAATGATTATATATCTGAATCATTCTATCTCTCAGCATCGCTTGCATGCCAGCTTTAACCGCTTCGTTTTCCTGATTGATAGTCCGTATCTTTTTAGCCATATAACCTACTAACCCGCCCACTAGCAAATTTATCCCGTAAATTACTATTTCGTTCATCTCACACCACCTAAATTTTAGTTGTCCATTTTATTTTTTTAATTGCACTTACCGACTTACTGTTTTGTACTTTGTTCCGCAGACTATAAAACCGATTGTAAGCCGCAGACTGCTCTGTCGCTGACTTAACCAGTACACTTTGAAAATCAGAAGCTGATAACATTACCCATAGACTTTCGCCTTCAGCATTTTTTACGCCATAGCCATTCTCCCCTTTTAATAGTGCAACATTATAGGCCGAATTAAATTTATTGATATCAGATGCCAACCTATCAAAATAATAGGCAATACCGCCTACCTTATACTCAGTGGGCCTATCACGTTCTGCTTCGTACATAGCGTAAAGCTCGGCAATTTTCTGTGTCTTTGTTTCCTGCAAATCTAAATCAATAACGCTTCTTTTAACACCAAAATTTTCTAATTGCTCATCGGTCGGATTTAGCGGCCACGAAATATTTGGTAAAAGCCTCTTGATTTTATCAAAGTCATCATAAGTATTACCTAAATAAGTGTAGACTATCTTTTTATACATTTTAGATCCTCCTCTTTAACCGCTAAACGGCAATGCTACACTATCACAAACCTGTATACTAAAACTACCTGTGTCATCTACAATTGCAATAACATTTATGATATTGTTAGCATTTGCAGTTAATGCTGGCGCAACGCCTTTCGGGTAGTATACTGCGCTACCTGTCGGGAACGTCCATGCTACTGTTGGCACCGTAGCACCTACAGCAAGCCAGAATGTTAATGTCTTGCACATATACGGCACGCTTCCAACGGTCGCTTTGAAGTCCATGCCTTCAAAATTCATAGTTAAGCTTGACGGATTGTTGATTGCGCAGTTAATTAGATAGCAGTTTGCAGATGGTTGATATAGTATGACATTGCCAGTATTAGGCGTTGAATAATAGGTGTTTTCTGCTGTGCCACAGAAATACAAACAGTTTTCACTGTTGCCAGCACGAATAACGCCATTTTGCAAATTAGTGTTTGCGGTCGAGCCAACGATTAAATTTTCTTTCAAGCTTAACGTCCCGTTATAGTCAATCTGTGCCAGCCTATCGCCTGATGATTCAAACAAGATGTTTGCTGTACCATTCTTTACGCCGTTAACACTTAAAGTTAAATTTTGAGTTGTTTTATCTATTTCTAAAAACTTAAAGCTGCCTACCTGTAAAGCTGCATTGTTGGCGTAGTTGATAGCAGAGTTATTCTGCAAGGAAAAAATGCTATAATCTGTGCTGATAGCTTCTGCTTGATTTGAAAGCCGCATACCTGCCGTGTTATCGGCGGCTTCGGGATAAAAACCTATAATTTTGCTTGTGCCACCGCCACCTACTCTTAAACCACTTGAAGTGCTATAGTTTAGAATACGGTTAGCTAAAAAGTCAAGCGTTGCCGTGGTTGCAGTGCCGCCAATGTTGGCAACTTCTGTTGTACCAACATTGAAGAAGTGTGCCAGTCCTTCTGTGGCTGTATAGTACATTGCTCCCGTGGTAGTGGAGTTTATTTTTGCTTGCGTTGTTGCGCTGTTAGGCTTCATGCCTAATGTAATAGTTCCACCAATGCCCGCAAGTGCGCCGTCCCTCACTGTTATAGGTTTATTAAATGTGTTCGTTCCTGTAAAGTTGTTATCTCCTGCGGCGGTAACATCACCGCCGCCCCCGCCTGCTTCAATGGTAATATCTTGCGTGCCGTCAAAAGCCACACCATTTATTGTGCGGGCAGTTTCTAACTTCGTGGCAGTCTTTGCATTGCCTAACCATTTTGCAACGCCTGCATGAGTTACCGTTGCGAAAGCTTGATTATTACTAATTAAAGCCATTTTTAAGGTATCATCACGTATGCTAAGCACATCGTTGTTAGTTCCAATTCTAAATACATGAGGTTGCGAAGTACTCGTGTTATAAAATAATCCCCCGAAATTGTCTGTACCAATTCTCGCCCGTACTGTTTCATCTGCTGGAGGAATGCCAAAATTTATACTGCCACTGCTACCTGCCGTTGTGCCATTCGATACAGTAAGGTTTGCTCTGAAAGTATTTAAAGCGGTAAAGGTGTTAGATGAATTTAATTGAGCATAGCCGCTTAAATCATGGTTGCCTGCGAGAGTATCCCATTTTGTACCGTTCCATGCTACGTTATCTCCCGCCTTGATACCATGTCCAGGGTCTGCCGTTTCGACGTTATAAACGTCACCTATTTTTTGCCCTGTAGTCGGCAGGTCGGCATAGGTAGCCACACTGTCTTTGTACGTGTATACTGTTGCAAGCCCTAACTGTTCTGCGGTTACTTTATGCGGGTTGTTATAGTCGGCTTCGTGTGTTGCAAGGTCAGTAGCTACTGTATTAATTTTTTCTGTTAAATCTGTTGTAGTATTATCTAAATCAGATTTTAACGTATATTCTACCCAGTTTGACCACTCCGACACAGTAACAGGATCGCTGTCTGGTACTATGGTACCAAATCTGACATAAGTTTTACCGCTAGCTTGCCCCATAAACTTTTGCCTGATGTATGTTTCGTTGAAATCATCGTCTACATCCAACCAGCCGCTGCCTGTTTCCGGCGCGTTAGTATTATTGGATGCTTCCAGCAGTTCGCGGGCAAATTCTGTTTTGTCATTAAGATCTACAGCAGTATCAATATTATCGTAATAGCGTAATTCTTCAACAACAGGAGTAAGGCTGTCTAACCTATTTAACGCTGATGTGGCATCATTTTGTGCATTATCAGCCGTTGTCTGCGCAGTTGTCGCAGTCGCAATCGCAGTATTAGCAGAAGCTTGAGCATTATCCGCAGTTTCTTGAGCGTTGGCTGCAGCAGTAGCGGCATTATTTGCCGTTGTTTGGGCGTCGGCTGCAGCTGTTGCCGCATCATCTGCAGTTTTTTGAGCGCCGGCTGCAGCAGTAGCGGCATTATTTGCCGTAGTCTGTGCGTTTTGAGCAGTAGTTTCAGCGTGGTTAGCTATTTCTATTGCAGATTGTGCTGCATTATACGCCTGATTTGCAGTTGTTAAAGCCTGAGTTGCTATTTCATATGATCCATAAGACATATTTCCTATATCGTTTATAGCATCCTCCGTCTGCTGCTCAAAGCTAAGTCCTGGTAGTGGTCCAGTCAACGGTGTATACTGAAATTTATAGTATGACCGATTATTTATTAAAGTCTGGATGTCAGCAGCAATACGCGCTGACCGTAAAGATGCGGCACGTGATACTTTTGTGTAGTTCATTTTTACTGCCTCCCCTAATTACTTAACGTTGCTTGAATAGAACATTTTGAAAATCGATTGCCATAAGCTGTAGTAATGTTAATAATGTCACCTTGTTTAATTGAATACTTAAAAGTGTTAGCATCGCTGTTTGATGTCGGATAACCCCAATAATGACCTTTACTACCTGATTTTGTTACACTAGTACTCATGTTTAATGTACCAACTGTGTTCCCGTTAACTTGGACTGTAACATTTGCATAACTGCTCCAACCTCCATCCGGGGCTTGTCCCCAGTCTGCTGTAGCCATAACTGCTATGCTATTAGCAGCAGCTGCTGCAGTAAAATTCAATGTATTTTTACCGCAGACAGTTTGACTGCTGACCAACGTCTTTTTAGCATCATCTACTGCGCTATTAACCAAATCCTTTATCTGATCAGCACTAAGCGATCCAAGCCACACCAAATATTCTTGCCAATAAACAGTGCTTCCCTCTGTGCCAGGTATTACAACACCCGCAGCAGTGTCAACGCCGTTTTCTTTAATGCACATATAACTGATACCGTTATAAATAACCATACAGTTAGGCGCATAACGAAGTGTAGCTTTATACTGCCACTGACCGCCTGATTGCAACCAATAGGCAAAAGCTGACAGCATATAATACATACCATTAAAATCCGCTCTCTGGGGCGGCAAACCGCCTGCTTCCGGTTTAACCTGTGTTATCGGTGGGAAGCCCTGTGTTAAACTCGCGCGTCCATCCGTACCGGCATTATCATCTGGTGGGATAGTTTTTAAGCCTTGATCTGCAAAAGGCCGACTAAAAAGATTGACTGGTTCCTGTACTACTGGTAATGTTGCCATAATTTACCGCCTTTCTATTCCGTTATGGTTCCAACAGGGTCAAATACGCCGCAGTTAAAAGGCTGCAACCCGCTGCCAGCAAAACCAAAAACATTTTCTTTATCTATCTGGTATAAGTCCCAGCCTACTCCGGCTCCGACACATAGAGTGCCGCCAACCTTAAACAACGCCAGTTCTTCATCTGTAAGATAACGTTGAAAAAGCCAGCGAACGTGCATGGGATAGGTATTGTAGTAAGTACCGTTTCCATCCTGCGCTTCGATGATGACGCTGAAAACCATAGCGTTATACTGTGGAAACAGCTTATTGATCATGTAGTTTAGTGTATAAAGCGATGCGTCAGTAATATTAGCCAAAGCTTTATACATAAGCAACGTCCTGTAAAAATCATCATCAAGCGTTATTTTAGTATCATCATCTAAAATAATAGTGCGTGCAATACCAACGATATTGCCCCATGTATCCAGTCCTACACCAGTAGCTGTTTTAATATCCATCATGTTTTTATAAAAAGTCTGGATATCGGCGTCCGGGCGAATATTGGATCTGAAATCATCAAGTATTTGCTTAATCACAGGGCTTGCTGAATACTGCGACTGGATATACGGCTGAGGTTCCATCCTGATATCATCGCTTGCCCTGACGTCCTCTTGTCCATGAAAGTCCATATTAAGCCTCCAAAATTACCGTTACGTCGTCCTCTGACAGCGTTGGCATATTATCCAGCGGGATGTCTACTTCGTCGCTGAAAGTCCCATTTGACGGAAAAGCAACCTCTATAGACGAAAGATTTTTCACACCGGCACTCGTAACCGAGTTATAAAAACGGCTGGCATACAGAGTATCACCCATTTTCACCCGCGGCTCATCCACGGTTTGGCCGTTAAAGTTAGCCAAAACAGCAGCTTTAATATCTGCAGTAATGGTAGTAGGTGTTGTCGCTGTCTGTTTAAGAGTCACCTTGACTGCTGCTCCTACTACAGTAGGACTTTGATAATAATAAACCTGCTCACTGCCATTAGTAGGATCTGCAATCGTTACCTTCGTGTTTCCCGTAGTCCCGCAGCCGCCGTCAATTTTCTCGTGCATTGCCATAGCTATTTTTTCCTGTTCACCGCCGTAAACGCTCAAATAAACGCTGTGAGGAGGAATTGTGACACCATATTTTGTTATTGTCACATCCCCGCGGTTTTGCTCGATTCTACAGGCGATAACGCCGTCGATATTACCGACTGTCCCTTCAACAGCTTCTGCAAGCCCGTGAGCATTTTTAGCGACACTGTCACTACGGCGCTGTTCAAATTCAGCCTGTGTCTCAAAATCGCGCCCAGGAGCACCAGCAGCAGCGTTATTAACACTATCCCAACCAGGTATTACAGTAATAATCTTATTAACGATATTTGCTCCGACTTGTATTGGTCCATACTGACTACATCTAAAGATACATTCTGCTATACCGGTTGCACCAATCGTCGTAGCATTGATGTTGTAAAAAGTGTAACCATTAACATCCTGCACTACGGCTCCATAGGGGATTATAGTACCCTGCAAGCCAGCGCACTGGCATGTTACTAGTGTCGGTTGCGCTACCTGCCGATCTAAAAAATAAATCGCGGCTAAAGCATCCTGATAAATACCTGTGGCCGTTTTAGGGTTAAATCCATTAGCCAGTCGTAACACTTCCCCGTCTTTTTCGGCTACTAATGCGGCCATACCATCAATCAGCTGACCTGCTGGCGTTTCTGGACCGGTATTAAGTTCTGGAGCACTTTCATCAGTTTTAAAGGCAGTTTTCCAGTCAGTTGCAATTTGATTACGTATCGTACCGGTTTCATCAGCAATAAAGCCAGTATCAGGGTTAAATATTATTGCCATATCCCTGCTCCTTTCCAAAATGGGTATAAAAAAGACACTATATCGCTATAGTGTCCAAAAATATTTTTAAAGCTGTACACTTACTGTTGTGCCGCCATCCAATGTAATAACTACATTACCACTAACCAGCCTGCCGTCATCGTCATATTCGAGTACTGGCTCGCAGCCAGTCGTCCCCGATATTGACATAACGGCTTTTTTTATGCGATTAACAAGCATGGATTCCGACACATCAGGACGTTTCCCCAGTTCGATATCAAAGTGTGGAATACCTTGAGTCGCATTAAAATAAGCGTCATTAGTAAACAGCCTGATTCTATTCGCCGCATTCTGCGCTACTGCATAGGCCCCTTTTGTAGTAGCAATATTACCAGCATCATTAACATTTATATCCCAGTTTTTATCAAGATATAGGGTATGCCCATACTTTATTGCTGGATTGTAAGGATCAATATAACTATCATATTCGCCGCCGGTAATAAGAGGCTCCGGATTATTTGGTACAGGTATCGGCTCAGGTTCCGGTGACAAAACTGTGATTTCTGCAATGTAGGTATTTTCACTGTCTAAAGATGACAGCAGACCTTCAAACGGATACCTGACCATTTGCCCTTGCAACTGTTCAAAATTATAAACTGCAGATACTTCTTCTATATACCCGCCAACAACTCGTAAAGTATTACCTTTAACAAATTCACTTTCGTCGGGCTGCGCCGTTACATATCCTTGTATAGTTGGGTACGACTCCCACTCCTTTTTAGTATTGGCACTAACAAATTTTGACGCATCCGAGGCAGCAGTAACATATCCTTGCATTTTAGGATATGCCTGCCACTCTCGCTTTGTATTTGCCTTTATAAACTTACTTTCATCGGGTGTAGCGGTAACATATGCCTGGATTTTTACTGTTTCTGCCATTTTTCAGCCCCCTTATGGTGTAACCGCTGTTTCTGAAAAGCTAAATTCAATTAAATCAAAAGCATTGTTTATTGTTTGTGGTATTTCTCCATGATTTACAACACACAACATAACAGTGCTATTTACATCTGTAATTGCATTACTTTCATCTATGATTAAATTATTATCAGAGTATCCACCTGCATTTAAATATAATTGATTAGACTGCATATAGGTATTTATTTCATCTATAGTTTTAAATAATTTGATAGGATTTGAGCTGTAAGGGCCTGTTGCTAATCCACCAATAAAACAATTTGCATTTAACGAATAAAAAATTTTTAATGTTGCACTATTTACTTTATATCCACTTTCGCAACGAAAACATAATGGAATAAATAAAATTGGATAACTCCCCATTTGGGATATGTATGATGGATTTGAATTAGATAATAAAACTTTATATGTATTGGTAATCAATTCTAATGGCTTTGTTATATCTAATTCTGTCCCATCTTTTTCCCCTGGCGTTCCGTTGATGTAAATATGTAAATGACTAGCCATGTTTTATTCTCCTTATTAAATGTTTTTTCTATATGGGTCTAATACTATTGCATAAAAAAACAATGATGTATCCACCGTTCCAATTTCATCGCTTGTAGCTAAAAACATTACTTTTAATTCTATATTAGTGTCTGTTACTTTTTTTAATAAATAATATTGTTGACCGTTATTATATACAGTTAAATATTGTGAATTTACTTCTGGTGTTTCCGCCATTCTAATTTTTTTGTATTCATCTAATGAGCTTCCATAATATACATTATTATAACTTTCGCCCTCATCGGCTCTTATAAAAACGCTGATAGTCTTGCTTGCTGGTAGACTTCCTGCGGGAAAAAGCCCTGTCGCTGTAATCGGATTATCAGGTGTGACTTCTACACCGTCTTTACTTCCAGCCGTGCCATTAATATAAAATCTAACCATTTTTACGCCCCCTGTTCGCTTACAGTTTCAATATATTTGAAAACCAAATTATTGACTACCGCTGTACTGTATTGCGCATCTGCAGGAATATTGGCTCTTACATAAAATAACGTATTAGTGCTACCAATATTGCTGAAAAATAATGTACTGCCCCACGTCTTAGCATCTGCTGATAGTTCCAACCAATCAGGATTAGTCCCTATGACCGATATAGTAACGTTATAAACATTGGTTTCTACAGAGCAGCGTAAAGCGTATTTCACTGCATCGCCCAAGCTACCTTTTTCTGCAGCATACTTTAAAGGATTCGTAGTTAAAAGCAAAGCCCCATCTGTACCTCCTTCTGTCACCTTCCCACCGTAAAACCCTAATTGTGCCATATTTTTACCCCTTTCAATCAGCCAACCGGAAAGGATTGATATGAAAAGCTATCATAGCCCTACCGCTTAACCCTTTTATTTTCCAACCTAAATAAATTCTTATGTAAAACCATTTACAGTATTTTTTACAATAATAAAAGCTCCACGTTTTAGTGAAAATATTTCTGTTGTCCTGTACGATGCCGATATAACATGCATCTTGATCTGAATTTTCATAATTTCGGTAAGTCTTGACGTCATACTTATCATAATCACGTCCGCAAACCTCGTATGCAAAGCCATAACCAGTATTACGATACAACCACCATAAACGACAGAAATAACGCTGCACGCGCTCTCTAAGCGTAAATTCAGAATCAATTATTTTGACATATCCAGGAATCATCAATGCCCCGTCTTTTACTTCAGGATAATAAATGTAGTGCTTATCAAAATCGTATCTAAATATTTTAGGCACAACTTCTTTTGCAATAAAATCTACGTCAAGGCAGTTATCATATGTCTGCCACCAACGCAAACATTTTGGCAGATTGCCATATTCATCAGCAAAGAAAATCACCAGCCAATTAGTCAGGTAGCAAATTATACTAAAAACAACATCGGCTATGATATATAATATCCAATTCATTTTATTCACCTTCTTATTAATAATCTAGCACGTTAGGTGTTATACCGTTTATACGCTGCGAATATCTTATAAACGCACTGCCGCCTGTTCCATCTACTTCACTGCTATAATCAACAGTAATACGATACTTTTTTTGAGGTGTAACGCCAATATACTTCGTAGCACCTGCGCTGTCTTCTCCCGAAGCACTAAACCATGTTTTAGTGCTTGAATACATGCTGCAATAGCAATACTCGCCGGTTATACTACCATTTATTCCGCCCCCCACATAAATTACATTTACGCCAGCCGGAATAGTTATATCAAACGTATCATAAAATCCGCCCTCGTCAGCTGCTGTTGTACTCCATAAGTTAGTATCTTCCGCTGGTAGTGGTTTCGTTAAAACAACATATTCTGTTTCATATTCCACGTCAGTGTCAATAATCCACGTCCCCGACGCCGTATTATATCCTAATGCTGAAATAATATAAGAAATTTCTTCCCCGGTCGGTATGTTACTAAATAGGGCTATACCTTTGTTGTCCGTGTTGGCTGTATTACTTTTACCGTCATATGTTATCTCCACACGGGCTGAACTGATGTGACCGCCGTCTGCTGTGTCTACGTGAACTTCAAGGACTGAATACGTTTGTGGCGGTGTCCCCCCCGAATTTATTAATAAACGTCGGTTAAACATACTCTTTCACCTCATTAAATTTCTATAGGCGGTTCTGTCGGTAAGTCGATATTTGGATTGCTTATCGTACATGGAATTATATTCCCTACGTTATTTAGAAAAACCTCATAAAGTTGCTCCGTTACATCCGGGTCGCCACCGAATTCATACACTGCCATGTCGTCGAAAAAGTCTACATAAGGCATTATAATGTCGCCATAGCTGCCAAAAACAACTCTTAAATCTGTCGGGAATCCGCTTCCGTCCCACAAGATATACATTGTGATGTAGGTTCTGCCTGTTATATATAAGCATTTTACTTCTCCTGTTTTACCGGATATTGTAATCGGATTAGGCAACAACTTTCCGTAAGCTTCCGTTCCAGTACCCAACACACTACCGTCGCTGTAGCCGTAATAGCCGCCACTATTACCGACAAATAATCCTGCAACATTTATTGATGATGTTAATTCAAACGGTAGTGTATTTCCTATATTCGCGCCCCAATATGACCACCATTGCGTTGTTAAATTTGGGTCATTATTGCCGAACGCACAAGTAGTATTATCTTTTTCGGAATAGCCCCACATTATAAAACCAAAGTTCATTTCAGGCAAATTTGACATTTTTAATGTAAGTATAGCATTTTCATATATAGGGTCGTTCTCCCCTACGTCAATTTCTATGTTGCACTGGTCTTGTTGAAGCATAACAAATTTAATAGTTCCTTTTGTTGAAGGCGTCATTTGAATTCTTTTAGGATTAATGTTTCCAAACGTTTCAGGTGCTGCATCTGATGACCCGTCTGAATAGCCTAATATTCCTGCTATTGAGGGGTATTCTCCTATCGTTATACCTTCTAGCGGGGGATTAATAAGCATATATCTAATGATTTGCACTGTTGAAAGATTTGCGGCAAATGGCTCGCTTATTGCTGACACTGGTAAATTTTTATAATAAAAACAATACTCCCCGACGTCTAATGTCAAGCCCTGCCATTCTGCTAACCCGTCTACAGTAAACATGTCGGGTATTCCTACAGGTGTAGTTGATTGGTCGACTACTGAAATTGCAGCGTCATTTACGGGGGCTAATGTTTTTTCTGATAACAGATAACATTTAGCTGAATTATTAGAATTGGAAAGAGGAACAATCCACGTTTCATTTGCCAACCCTCTTAACTGGAAACTATTTGTATAATTTAAATATGTTTCCATTCCGGTATCAGCAACTCTAACAACAAAAGATTTTTTAACATCTTCTTTCTTAAATCCCCGCCATTCAACATTACCAGCAGCATCGGTTGTCTGAATGGTTGATGTTCCGCCCTCAACGTAAACTTTTGCTAAAGGAATAGGGCTGCCGCTGGTATCGTTTATAACCTTTATTTTTACGAACAGCCCGCTATCCCCCCCGATTCCTTGTATCAGCAATCGTCGATTAAACATATTTACCTCCTTATTTCGGGCCGCTGGTATTACTGCCGCCACTTTCTACACCACCGTGCACGTGTTTCGTAAGGCTTATGCCATTAGCGATAACATCACCTTCAACAGTTACATCGCCTTTAATATTCACACCTGATGTAGCAATCAGATTGCACTTATTATCCTGCGTCAACTCTAAGTAGCAACTAGGAGCCTGATTTAAGAAACCACCAATATAAAAACCATCAGACTGGCTATGTTTACGTAAGCTACCTGGTTGTTGTGGTTCTCTTGTCCCTGCTGTAACATTACTGCTATCAGATTGAGCAAAAACAGCAACTCCGATATCATCAGGGACCGGATCAATAATCAGTGCTGCTTTACCTCCCTGTACTCTACTGTATGGCAAATGATACAACGTTACAGGCTGCACTGCCTGACCTTTGCCATCTACATAGGTAACAAGTGGCAAAACATCTACATAACCTGTAGGTCCTTGTGCCCCCTGCGTATCAACGGCAACGACTTTAACCGGCTGTGCAGTAGCTATTTTGTTCTGTAACATACGCACAAAAAAATCTATAGCATTAACATCACTGTTAGCGCTATAGATATTTTTTTGACCTTGTACTGCTTCATTATTTGACACGCTCATACCCCCTGAACCCACACGCCGTTAAGACTGGTCATCCAGTCGCCGCCAGTTGGTTTATTGGCACTCAATTTATGCTCCAACTTACTTATCTTCCATATCCCGGAAGCCGCCGGCAAAATCGTTTGCAACTCGAAAAACCCGCCCAATGAAAGATTGGGATTAAAGTAGATCTTGCACTGTACGCCGTCATTTGTAAATGAAGGATAACCATACTGACCTGAATCGCCTTTAACCAAAACCACATTCCCATAATTTTTGATCTCATAAGGCTGAATGATAAACTTACGGTCATCTATCAACAGATCAATACCAGTCTGCCGTGCCAATTCGTGCGCTTTTTGGATAGGTGAACCAACAAACGTACTGTTCTTTACGCTGGCAGTAATGCCTTTGTTTTCAAAACCATATCCAGCTTCGCCGGCAAAAATTTTCATTAGTTTTTCGATTGTTGTTTCGCCTTTGGCCGACGTAGGAGGAGTCGGAAGCTGATTAGGATAATAGCCTGTTCTAGCTTCGATTTTAAAGCTGACGCTGCCATCTTTGTCCATCACGGGCACCGCAGACGATATCTCTCCTTCAAATACTGTATTAAGCTTCCGTCCCAACTCGCCCGCTTCTATTTTGATAATGTTATTAAAAGTTTGCAGTTTCCTGAATGCCAGCATAGTTAGCTGCTGCATAGTATCTAACTTCATGTTATTTACTGTAACAGTAGCCTTGCCCATATCCTCGCCTCCCGGTTTAGATACGTTTACTTCTATTGGCAGGCCTTCAAAGCTTACAGTGTTGCTACCGCCATTAAAACTACCTTGCCGCATATATACAGTTGTCCTGATTGTTTTTTCGCTGAAACTTGTCATAATTCGTCCTCATAGTAAAGCACATAACGCGTTCCAAGCCCGCTATAATGCGGGGCAGTATCTTTGTTCGTCATATCGGCAAAAAACAGCGTACCGCTAAAATACGGCGTTGGGTACTGCACTAAATTCATTGCTGTCAAGCAAATACCTCCCTGCCTTACAATAGTACCGTCACAGGTCAAATCCAGATACATATAATCACCCTTTTGGTACAAATGGATAGTACAGTTTTGTCCATTCAACACAATATTAAATTCTTGGTTCGGTATTTGCTGTAATGGTATGACTTGCATATTATCACTTCCCGCTTGGATATTTCACTTTGCCTATTCCCTTATGCATTATTGATTCAGCTCGTTCTCCAGCTTCCTGCTGTTCACCTGTCGGCTCGGCTGGTGTAGTAGTACCGGTATTTACTTTGCTGGCATCTGACGGATTTTTAGCGTCAGCCGCCGTTATGGTACTGACATCAACACTACTGTAAGCTACATCGACCTCACGGACTTCGACAAACTGAGCATTGATATGCAGCACACCTAAGCCATCAGTAGCATTAAGACTGTAATCGTAGTTTTGCAGTGTCATGCGCTCATACTCATAAATTGGCGTAACAATAGAAAAATAGCTGATTTCCTGTTTTAAATTCTCTATCATGTCAATTACAGATTGTAAATAAGCATTAGTCCCCGAAAATGATAGATCAGCGTTGATTTCCAGAGGGCTAGTAACTTTGTTATAGCTCATAAAAGAACCTTTTTCGATAGGTTCAGATACCACCTTGCCACCCGATGTAACGCTTACCTGAAATACAACTGCGTCCGGCAGTACATTTCGTCCTTGCTCATTTACAAAGCGCCATTTACTTGATTGTTTTTGTTTGTCTGAAATTGGTAATGTTGTCATATCTTATACCTCTATCATTAATATGATCCATTAGCAGGCCCATCAACAAGCGGACTGCTAAGAGCATCTCGAGTAAATTTATCACGTGCATCTTCTGCATCTTTAACACCATAAAAATTATTAGTTAGTTTAACATCGGTCTGACGATTGCTGTTATCTATCCCACCAGCTCTACGATCATCAATAGACAGATGCACGTTTTTATTGCCATTACCGAAAAAGTTGAGCAATTTGTTAAAGATAGGTGCGACAAAATCCCACCACTTAAACAAGGTATCCTTCATGCTGTCAAAGGTTTTGTTAAAGCTGTTTTTAAGCTTGTCCCACGACTTAGCCACTCTATCAGTTGATTCCTTACTACCAGAAACAAACATTCTAATAATATCGTTAACAAACTGAACTGCATCATAGACTGTTTTAGCCCAGTTCCAGACTGTAATACCAATACTGAGTAAAAGTTCACCAAAATCAATAACATGTGGCTTTATCTCGGTCCAGACTTCTAACATAACAGTTTTAAATTCTTCAAAGGCTTCCAGCGCATCATCAACAAAACCATTGATAATTTTTTTCGCATTCTCAGTACTCCCAAAAATCGATTCATAAAAATCGCCAAAAGCACTTTCTCCGCCTTCGAGCCATACTATAAAGTCTTCAAAAACTAACCCTATAGCCAAAAGTGCTGCCAATAGCGCACCCCATGGCGATAAAATAAAACCACGTGCAGTTAAAAGGAGTTTCTCTAAAACTGGTAACATATGTGTAGCTACAGCAACTCCAATTCCAATCAAAACAGGTATCAATGCTTCGGCGTGCTGCGCCATAAAAGACAACCCTTCGGCAATTTTCGTAGCTGCCGGAGCAAGTACCCTGTAAACCGGCAGAAGCATCATCTTCATAGCTCTGGCTAAATCATTACTGGCATTAGTAAATTCTTTGGCCGCTTTAGCATCTTCTTTGGTATACACACCAAGCCTTTTAACATGTTCTAACTGAGCATTGATACCGGCACTGCCTTGCTGTAGCCATGCCACAACATCAGCCCTGCCGATGCCTATCTGCCGGCCTATTCCTGTAGCTTCCTGTTTGCTCATATTGCGGAAAGAATCTGCCATCTCCATTAAATATTGTTCAGAGTTTTTTAATTCGCCATTAACATTTTTTACTGGTGTTAATAACCCCTTTTCTACTGCATCTTTTAACGGACCACTGTCATTATAAGCAAGATCTGTCATCCAATCGTTAATATCCGCAAACAGTTCACCAACTTCCTCTCCTGCGACACCTGCCATCTCAGCGGCACCCTGCCACTGCTGCAATTTCTCAATATTGATGCCTAAGGATTCGCTTAATCTGTCTACCTGAATAATCTCCTGCGTAAACTGCTGCACTATCTGTCCTGATGTAATAGCGGCTAAAGCAGGGGCAACCACACCCATAGCGATACTTTTCAATTTGCTGCTTACATTATCAACTAGTGCATTGATATTTTTATCTACATCGCTGGTGTCCATACCAATAGCAATAAAAAATTCATCGACAATATTCCTACCTGCCATTATTTCGTTTCGCCTCCTCCATCGCTCGATATTCATTGATATTATTGACTACAACGATCTCATAAAAATCGAGCAGATCCTCGTAGCTGTAAACGCTCTGCAGTTCGCAAAGCGTTGCCAACTTTTGAGATACTACGATACCGGTCAGCGTCCCGACGTTGCGGTAGTTTTCGCAAAGGTAATTGACGGCTGGACCTGTTGACCTTGGGCACTCTGCCCGATCTGAAAAAAATCAAAATTCACCTTTAATGCTTCCCATCTCAGGCGATACAGATTTTTAAATTCACCGATAATCGTATCGATATTCGCCGCAGTACACGGCACAGAAAAGCTTGTATTAACTGGGTCTGGTACGTGCTCACAACAATTCAAAAGCTCATCGTAAAGCGGCTCTACTTTGTCATAATCCAGCTGACCAATAACCTTAAAAATTTCCTGCAGTTTGTCGGTCCCACTGAATTTAGATTTTAAACTACTAAATTCAAAATCGCTGATTTGTCCAGTAGCAGAGTTAGCCAATAAAGCAACAACTCTGTTAACCCATCGTTCGCCTTTGGTTGCTGGCATTTGTTTGACCTTAAAAGTCAACTGGCGGCCATCGTCAGTAATATTAAATAAAACTTCTTTTCTCATAATTTACTCCTTATTTAACACTTTCAAAATCGAATGTATAAGGGATCGGCGCAAAAACCTGCTGTGCATCTGCCAAAAGCTTGCCTGTCTTTAATACACCGTTGCTGTAAGTAAGCGTTTTACCAAGTGCCGGAATAGACATCAGCAATGTAAGCCAGTAAATCTTTTTCCCTGAACGTGTCGCCCTGGCTAAAGTATCAAGATATTCGACGCTAGGGCTGGATGGTTCAAGTGTAATAGTCAAAGTTTTTACTCCGTCTACATAACCGGCAACCATTTGACCGTCGACGCCTTTTCGTGTTTCTGCAAAGGTTTCATCTGCCTGTGAAATCATAGCATCAGTAGAAAATTGTTCTAAAATGATACCCTGCGGAAATAAATCTTCGCATTGTAATACAATTGTCGCATCAGCGGATGTAATGTTTCTATTTTCCATGTTGTCAACTCCTTAATTTTAATAAAAAATATTTAACCCTTCTTGTTTTATACGTGTACACGTGTTATAATATGTATGTGAGGAGGTCAGCCAATGGTCACAATGAAAGATAAAGACCTGCTAAAATTACTAATAAAAAATGGTTGGGAATTAGATGGCATAAAAGGCAGCCATCACCGACTAAAGAAAGATGGTAAATTAGAGGTTATACCAGTTCATGGAAAAGACATGAAACTCGGACTATTAAAAAAGATTTTAAAAAGAACAGGGCTTGAATAAAGCCCCGTTCTACATATTATAAAAGGAGTAAATATTATGTTACTTATTTATCCAGCAATTATACACGATGACAAAGACGGTTTATGGGCAGAATTTCCAGATTTAGTTGGATGCTCTACACAAGGGGACAACCAACAAGAAATTCTTGCAAACGCTGCTGAAGCAGTGGAGTGTTATATCTTAGGTATTTTGGAAGCAGGGGAAAAACTTCCTCAAGCAACCTCTCCTAAGAATATTATTCTCGAAGAAGAAAATACATATATATCTTTAATTCAGGCAAATATAGATTTAGCGAAAAATACTAAATCTGTCAAAAAAACTTTGACCATCCCAGCTTGGCTTAATCAAAAAGCATTAGACGAAAATATAAACTTCTCTAATGTTTTGCAAAAAGCTCTGATTAAAGAATTAAAAATCGGATAAAAAAGATCCCTCAATTACGAGGGATCTTTTTTATTTATAATACTGCTGTAGCTGGCAATTCTACCTTATGAACACTGCCGCCATATGTATACCACAGTCCCATAACAGGACTTTCGCGGTTAGCACGAACAACTGCCCCCGGGTCTGTTATCTGTAGATAGTAGCCGTTAGTAAATATCTCACTGGATACATCCTGACCGATTTCGGTAATCAGCTCAGCTTTCTGCGCTTCAGATAAAGTCACCCCAGTATCAATAATGCCATTATTCAGTGCTCTGTTGATTGGATCACTGCACCACGCTCTGATAATGGCATAGCCACGTTCTACGTATGGTACACGGCCTGTTTGATTCAAGCCGTTCATAATAGCTACCTGCAAAGCGTTACGCAGCCAGATATTACCAACATATGCATCAGCATAACCAAAGTTACCGCCAATCATCTTGCCCTGATAATATTGGATAAAGTCATCATTACGTGTAGCCCAACGTCCGTAATAGTTACAATTCATAGCTACCAGATTTTCAGCAGTGGTTTCATCTGTCACGGATGCAGCTAACCCTGTTTGTGTTTTGAAAGCATAAGTTACAAGGCCGTTTACCCTGTTCCAATCAATGCACGCACCGATAGATAGGACCAGTAAAGCATCTTCTAACCCACCAAAGGTTAAGATAGTTCCTTCAAGATTTGCTGCAATTAAAGTATTAGGCAAATTGGAAGTATTGCTGGGCAGCGTATCTGCAGGGTTTTGTGTCCAAGGGCAATACATATAAGAAACATTCTGCAGGTTAGTCCATTCGGCCAAAGCAACAACAGTTGCATCATCTACTGCATCCAACGTGGTAAAACTTACCCAGTTTTGGTTTTGATCGATAATGCTGTCCATATTTTGACTCGGGGTAAGTTCAGCAGAGCCGGCAGATACCAAAGCTCCGGTATCTGTAGTAAGACCTAAAGCCTGTGCCGGAGTATAACCTCCAACCGCAGTGCCACCAGAAGCAACTGAAACTGCCGATGCAACACCGGTCGTAGCCGATGTAACAATAAAGCTGCCTAAATTACTGTTATAGTTTACTGTAGTCCCCGTAAGTTTTGCCTGCAACGCTGCAGCCACATCGCTTTGAGTATTGGCGCTGCTAAAATCCAGCCCTGTCACACTTTTTTCAGTACCGTCGATACTGATAGTCAAACCACCGTCTGTAATGGTTTTCAGCGTTTCCAGATTTTGCGCTGTGCCCCCGATCAAACTACCGGCTGCTGCTTCAGTTAGCAAGCGGGCAAAACGCAGACGGCGCGGTTTCCTAAAGCTCTTATCATAACCTAAAAAATATTTTGTTGCAGCCAGATATTCAGCACTGTCAAGTCCGAAATAACTTCCTACAGCTGCTTTAGATGTAAAAGCCATTGTCCCGGGCACGATGCACAAAGGATTTGTTGTTAAAATAAGCCCTGTAATTTCCAGATCATTACCGCCGGCATTAATAACCCGCGGTGTAACATTTACAATTTGTGATGCAGGAATTGCCATAATATCACTCCTTTTTTGGTTTATGGTGAGCGTCGATATTTTCGACCAGGTTGATCTCAACCTTTTCTGCATACTCCTGGCTAGTGCTAACGCTTTCCCATTGTGTCAGGTGCAGCGTCACACGATAGCGGTGTATGTATTGGTCACTTAAATCGACAAAAGGTAAATAGGCCATATCGTCAGCGTAATTAAAGCCGATAGCATAACCTTTGAAAAAATCAACTGCAATATAATCGCGTCCAAGAGTAGCCAATGCTGAGGCTCTTTTGTGTGCTGTCATCTGATCATCACAGACAAAGTCAATGTCAATCGTGTATTCATACAGGGCCTTTGTCGTATAGATATTGTCGGCAGCCTGCGCATCGTCGCCGATATTAGTACCTACACGCGAAGTATCAGACACAGAAATTACCGTATAATCCTGAACATCCGGCAGACTGGCCCTGTTAAAATAACCTCGGTAAATATTGTCCTGTACCACACCAGGCGCGAATTTCAAAATAAAATCGTTTACTGCCTCAAACATTTGTATCACCCTTGCTCCAGTCACTGGCGCTAAAATCCGGTGCCGTGATTTGCTGACTGATGCCTGCATTAGCCCAGCCGTCACGTGTCCAATCCTCAATAACAGACGTTATCAGCCACCAAGTACCATCAATCCGTTTAATAAAATCACCACTGCGTAAAAGCGGCTGACGTTGTCCTGCTGAAATCGGCATCACCATATCCGAATATAAAAAAATCTGCTCACTGGCTTTGGTATCACCCACACGTTCAAGATGCTGCAGCGCCTGTGTATCCAGCGGCTGAAAATTTACCTTAACGGATTGCGGCTCACTATATTTGCTTTTGACTATGCCTTTGACGTTGACCTGTCCGACAGATTGATAAAGAGTACATTCTTCATCAGGATGCACAGCAGTAATAACGCCCCGCACGACCTTATGCAAGTTTAAACCTATCATGCCTTCACCTCATAACTGACAGCGCCAATCATTTGACCTGTATCGATCAATACTGTTTCAGGATTTATCGCCTGCAGATTCTTACCGGTGCGGGCACGCCGTTCTTTAGCTTTTTCTGTAGATTCTTTATTACCACCAGGCGGCCACGCCTTAATCGTCTTTTTAACATCGCCTACAGCTACAACAGCGGCACGTTCATAAGCCAGCTTGACACCTGACCTTGACATACCTGCCATTTTGATATTTTTTTTGATACCAAGTACCCATTTCTTAATATTCTTGCGTGCAGTGCGCTTCATAAAAGGCCGACGCGGATTATGTCCGCCGTATTCGTTAAGATAGGCCACATAAGCCACTGATGTTCCATTTGGGTAAGTAGCCCTATCAAAAAAGCCTACCTTTGCCTGCGCCTTGATCGCCGCTATTTCCCGCAGTTTTTGCTGCAACTTTTCGCCACCGGTTATTTTTTTAACATGGATGCCAGGCATTATAGCGCACCCCCAGACGATATTTAGCAGTAGCCGCCCAGTAAATTGCTCCGCACTGCGTCTGCTGATACCAGTTAGCATTATTGAACGGCGTTACCGACACATTGACTTTTCCCTCTGCTGCACTTGTTATTGTTCCTACCAGCGTGTCACCTCGCTCTTTCAGCGTTGCAATATGGCAGGTCAGGATATAAAGCAGCGTTTCGCGTTCAGCAAGGTCCGTAACCAGCGATTTAGGCGTGTTATTCAAAAGCAGAGTTGCCGCATTAAAATAATTAGTTAAGATAACATCGGACACTGCAGCAAATTGCGGATACAGTTCCTTGAATTTGGCAGGATCAAATATTACTACTCCGTCCATGATCAGCCATTATAGGGACGGCTGTTTGCTTTTTTGGTATCGGCAGGCTCAAAACCATGTCGCAATTCAGCGCGTTCTTTGGCTGCGGCCCTGGCTTTAGATGCCGTAGTAGCAAAAACCAATCCTTTTTTAATAAACTCATCGTCAGGACGATGTTTTAAAATCCATTCCCAGGCATCTTTGGGCACGCCTGTAGTCACACCATAGCCACCGATAGGGATAATGCCTTTTTCTTTACCGCGCAGGTTTGTGGCATTACCTTTGATAACTATAGCTACTTGACGGCCGGAATTATCTGGAACCATAAATTTCAAGTCGCGCGGGTAGTTAGAGCAGACGGTTACAGTTTCACCGCTAGTCTGCATCGGTGCTTCTTCGACAGTTTCTTCTGTTTCGCCACCGATTACTTCGCCGTCAACAACTTCGTCAGCAGTAGCCGTCGAAGTCACTTTTTCCGCTTCTTGTGCCGTTTCTGTAGTTTTGTTTTCAACTTCGTCAGTAGTAGGTTTAGATGTTCTTTTAGTTGCCATATTATCGCTCCTTTAAATAAAAAAGGCACCTGTGTTTCACAGATGCCTTAATTTTAAGTTTATACGCCTGCCATGCTGGCGATCGCAAACGGACGATAGATAATCGCGCCATAAGTACCAAATGCAAATTTCTGCTCCCAGCTGGAAGTATTTGGGATAAGCTGGAATGCACGCATTTTTTCGCTATACCCCAGTTGTGCAGTCGGTAAGCCCTGTACAGTCCTAGCAATCAGCATAACACTGTTACCGCTGGTTGCTGCTAATTCAGGCAAAGTTACAAAGCTGATATTGTCAAAATACTTAGTAAGCATATCTTTGACGCTAACGTTGAAATCAGTAGCTTTGCCCAGCATAACATTGACAGTAGGCGGAACTGCAAGCACAAGGTCGGACTTTTCGTCGATATTGCCATTAGAGTTCTCAAACAGTTCTGCTGCCAAAAGCAGGATATCATTATAAATCTGTTGAGTAGTTTTATCTGTCCATTTAGTCTTGTCTGTATCAACTACGGACGGTGTCAGTGCAGCAGGCAAATTGGGGTCATTGAGTAACCCATAGATTTCTTTACCTTTCACGCCATACAAATAAAACTTATTCTGTTCCTTGTTGATGATTGTAGCGGCGCTACGCTGTTTTTCAGATGCCAGATTGATCATGGCCCGGCCAGACACTGCCATTTCTAACTCACCATAACGGATATGGGTTTGAGCCAGATAATTTTGACGTGTCGGATAGGTAACATTAACGTCAGCTGTAGCACCGTTGCCGTAGTCGGTGTACTCAGTGCTTTCACCGGTAGCCTCAACAGCCTTGAAGATAGCATTGCTGTCAGTCCAGTCGCCTTTCTTCGTTTCACCAAAGATCTCGCGGGCGTTAGTTGGTGCTGTAAGAATTTCCACTACAGCAGGATCAATCCATGTAGTCATTACAGCTGGTACACCGCTGTTAGGAGCAGTAATCATTGCAGCGCTATCCTGTAAAATACGCTGCATATTTTTTTCAGTAATAAAGCCTTGTGCGCGATCAAAGACAAATCCCTTTTCGCGCATCAAGCGCATTGCATCTCTTTCAGTAAGCATTATTTATGTCCCCCCTTACGCGCCAGCTGCCGGAATAACCGGAGTGGCTCCGTAGTTAGTAATAATCGCGATGCCACCAGCTTCTGCACCAGTAGCAAATGCCCAGTCGGTTTCAACCGAGCCGGACACAGTAGCACCAGCAGCGCCACCCGATACAGCGCCTGTAGTTAAATTTGCAAACACCTTCTGCCCCTTGGTTACTGCAGCCTCCGGTTGAACATAGAAGTCGCCTTCGACCATAATGCATGGAGTACAACCTTCAGGCACAAAGTTCTGTGCAGGATCAAAGGATGCGATAGGATAAATCACATCGCGACAGACGAAGCCTAAAGGCTTGCCAGTACCGCGGGGCAAAACTTCGCCCTCATTGCTCGGGTCATCCCAGCAGAAACCACCGATAGGTACATCGGCGCCTGCAATACGGCCGAGCGATGTAGATACGATAGGATTGACAGACGCAAACGCACCCGGTACGCCCACCGCAGGATAAATATTTACTTTAGTTTGAAAATCAGCCATTATTTTAATCCTCCTCTACTGGATTTTTTCAAGACGTTCAAAAGCTTTCATGCTTCCTTCGTCTAAAGTACTACGACGTCCAAAAGCACTGTCGTTAGCGATAGGATAAGCAGCTTTAGCATCAAGCAAAATATCAACCATACCTGCATAAGCAGCTTTGCTATAGTTGGCAGGGTCTTTGCCTGCTTGACGCAAAGCGAATGCATAAATATCCTCGGCACTGTCAAAAGCTATAGGGTCCTGAATAGTGCCGACAATAGGTCTTACTTTGGCTGCAGCGTTGTTTAACGCACGCAAGCTACCACGCATCTCTTTAGCAACCTGAGCTTTAACTTTAGCGATAGTATCCTCGCCTAGAGCACGTTTTTCTCCCTCACGTTCGTGGTCACGGTCAATACGTGTAGGATCAGCCTTTTCACGTTTTTCACCATATTTGACGCCCATTTCAAAGGCTGCTTTAAAAGCAGGGTCCTTCATTTTTTCGTCAAGTTCATCATCTTCAACTTTGACATCTTCGTCCAAGACTTTTTTCATTCCCTCAGATTCATGTTCACTGTCAAGTTTCCGACGCTCTGCCGGATCTTTTTCCAGTTTTTCACCGTACTTGACGCCTTCCTCAAAGTCGTCATCCTCTAAGGTTTTTTCAATATCCTCATCGGCAACGTCTGCACCTTTAAGTTTGGTCAGGATCCCTTTGTAAGCTTCCTTGCTTTCATCATCCAAACCTGGCATAAACTTAGCTACGATTTCGTCAACGGTAGCATTAGCATCAATATCAAGACCTACTTCACGCGGGTCGTAGCCCTCAACTTGTGCTTCAATAACGTTGACCGCTTTTAAAAAGCCAGCGCTGGTAACTTCGGATGCTTCGATGCCTAAATTAGCATCCTGCGCCAAACCGTTGCGACGGCGTTTAAAAGCTGTAATTCTTTGTCTTTTGGTCATTTGTTTGGTCCCCCTTTGTTTAATATTTAAATGTGGCATACTGTCTGCAACGGCTACATCAGCCCCTGCACGACCTTCTGCCACAAGCGCGACATGGTTTCCCGATATTTCACGCATAATAAAGTCATAATGTACCTTGTCACCATTACCTACGTCATATTCTCCGGCTGTAAAGTCTGGCGTAAATCTGTAAGCGCAGGAAATTTCTCTCGCTGTGCCATCCTCAATAGCAGCAATAGCTTCAGCATCAGTAACGCTCATACTGTTTTTAAGATACGGTGCTTCAAACACTGCGTCTGTCCCTGTACTACCGACTGTGTAATCCTTCTGTGGATTATCTGCGCTGATAGTATGGTGATCTAAAAGCAGCGGCAGCCCGTTAAAAGTCGAAGCTGCTTTTTCCAGTTCTTCAGGATCACGCAGCCCATAATAAATGCGGTCCGGATCAAGACCTTCTTCTTCCCAGCCAGGCAGTTCACGGCCAAGGTAAGGATTGACACAGGCCTTGCTGATAGGCGTCAGCGCAACATGTAAATAACCGTTGTCGTCAATGTGGCGCATGCTCAAACGAGCGTCAAAAGCAATTTTATTTTTATCTCGATTCATTTTGGTTTCACCCCCTCTCTCTAAAAGTGGGCATAAAAAAGACGCCTACTTTTGTAGACGTCTGAGTTATTTAATCATTCATCAAATCCGGGCATTAAAACCTCAAATTGGCAGTTACAATATATAAGCTCACCCGGTTTGACATTTCGGTGTACATCTTTATCGTACAACCCATCTGACAAAGGAAATACTTTCCCATTCATTTCAACATGAGTTTTACGACTGCTATATTTACCTGGCACGTGTATCCAACGACCTTTAGTTGCACCTAACGCCTGTGCATTGGCAGTTGCCAGTTGCTGTGTAGCCTTATTGGTTTGGTCACGTGCTATCAGTGCAGCTCTGTGTAAAGCTCTACGTTCAATCTGTTTAGTTTCGTTTTGCATTTTTTCAACTAATTGTTTTTTGATTATAGGCTTTAATGCAGTTGTTATACTTTGCATATCGTGGCCTTTAATAAATGAAGTTGACACAACTTTTTGTATCCCTCTCAAATACTGCTGCGGTATGGATTTAATCATTCCAACATTTTCAGCAACAATCTCACTGATGAGTTGTTTCTGCGCTGCTGTGTAAGAAGGAGTTATCGTCATACCCACTTCCTTTAGCTTGCGCTGGATCTGCGCCATAGTTCGCTTATCGGTTTTATCTGCAAACCACTTAGCCAGTTCGCGGGCCTTTACATCAAATTCACGGTACCACTTTTGGCGAAGCGCCTTCATTATCTGGACCCATCTTACAGAAGCAGCATCAGTAACAAGTTCGTTGTTATAATATTGAGTTATTTCCTGCTCAACATCTTTTTGCATCTTAGCAATAAGTTCCTCTAACACTCGCCTGTATTGCAGTTCCCAAGCTATACTTGGGCGACTGCGACCAAAAGTTTGCTGTTTCATATATTGCTCCTATATTGGTAATATGATATAATGTATTTACCAAATAGATTGTCGACAGCAGAAAGTCGCCTTAGCTGCTAACGAATGATGGGAACTGGGTGTCAATCCCAGACGGCGTCCATCCGACAATCTATTTTATTTTTTTGTTCTTCTCTTGAATGCAGTTAGAAGAAATGTAAAATTATTTTCATGCAGTTCTGGTGAAACAACAGCAACTTTTCCGTCTTTCGACAGCTCAAAAGTTCCTCGATCATTTTTTCCCAATGCACCTGTTTCAATAACATTACCAAGTTCAGAGAAAAATTTATCAAGTTTCTCTTGTGTAAACCCCTGTTTAGTACGTTGTGTAATTATATGTTTTAGCCCCGCTTTATCGTCACCCCATAATACACTTATGCCGCCTATATCCTCACGGGTAAAGGCGTTTTTTATATGTCCGTTTTTCTCTTGAAGCAACTTATCTATAGCCTTTTGACCTGTGTAGCCTTTATACTCCTTGCCCATCAATTCCTTCGCCGATTTTGTCAACTCATTGCCACTTTCACTTGAACCGCCGCCAGATGTAAATTTTCCATCTGCATCTCGCTTGTGATCGCTTTCATTAAAATTGGCATCTATTGTCACTTCTTTCCGTTCAATATCAGGGCTATCGAGCGGATCAAGAGACAGGTCAAAAGGTTCTAACGGGTCAGTACTCGGAGCAACAGGGTCATAAGGTTCTAAATTATTAAAACCGCTGTCCGGATCATTAATCAACTGTTCGCGTACTTCTTCCGGAGCTACGACCCCAGCATCCATAAGCATTACATTAGTTTCAGCTTTAGTCTTATTATTGGTAATTTTAAGCGCTTCATCATCTTCTGATAATGGTGCAAATTTAAACTCTATTGCCGGATCAATTTCGCCAAACGCATTAAGCTGTAAAAGTTTGCATAACCTTGTCATAGGTTCGCCAAACATTTTCTGCTGCAGACTTTCGATATTATCATAGTGATTACGCAGGTCAGAGTCGCCGGTATTAAAACCTGCCGGTGAAAGTCCCCACATCTTCGTTACAGGCTCGTTAAACATCGCCGCAACATATTCCATTGCCTGCCTTACCAAATCAGTTACACCAGCCAAAGACGTGGTCATAACGACCAAATCTTCTTTTTCTTTGTCGATCGTAGCACAGCCGTCATTACTCCGGTTCTGGACAAAATACTGTATGCGCTGCTGCAGTGTCGTATCCATACCACCACTTAATATTTCAGTCATATCAGTTTTAAAAACAGTAAGCGAATATTTTTCAAGCAACCGGTTTGCCGACTCTCGACAACCAGTAAAATGACTTACTGCATCCAATACCTTTTGCGCTAATGATAAGCCAAAAAAATTATAAGCCGGCCGCAGAATAGTTGGCAGTGCATTTTCTGCGAAGTACAGCATCCTTGAAGCATGTACTGGTATCCCCTGCACATACCATAGTGTAGGCTTGTAATAATCATCTGCCATCGGGTTAACCGAATTATAATAACCAGGGCTTACTACATATGGCTCAATAAGTTTTACACCTTTAAACCCGCCTTGTTTGATAGTTTCCTGCGATAAAATCAGAGGATCAGCCCATCTATCCTGCGCCTCTCCAGTATCAATAAAGCCTAGCGTGCCGCCATAATACCCACAATAGCTAGAAGCTTTATTAAATATCGCAGGCAATTTATATTTCACAGCATCTTCGTTAAGTTTTTTGACTTTATCGTCATTATCATCAGTATCAGTGTCATCGTTATCGCCAGTCCTGATAAACTCGCCCCATTTACGAGTCATTTCGTCAGACCGCATTTCAATGCCGGCGCGAACAATCCCGACTTGCGCAAGACCTGTTAAAACACCATAGCCGACAAACATAGGGATACCTTCTGCGGCAAGCCCCTTGATGCTGTGCTCTAAAAGTGACGATACCGGAGCAAAGCAACTATCTAAAATAACTTGCTGTTCTTCCGGCACACCACCCAAAGTATAGGGCAGGTTAAAATCATCCGGGCACAACATTTTAGGAGCAGTATCAGCAACTATCATGTTATTTATTTTCATTTTTAACGGTTTTGAATGCGGTTTCGTTCTCATTTTTACCTCCGTAATATCCGAGGATTAATAATTATTTTTCTATGTTGCTGCAAGTCTCTAAGTGCTTGCGTCGTAGCATCGACCTGATCATCATGGGCAACGATCGGAAATTGCGATAATTCCGACTCATAATCTTTGACCCATGAAGCAATCTCTGGTGCAGGTATATAAACGTTACCAGCTTCAAACATCGGTGTTACCGCATACGCTCTCGCAACCTTACTGCCGTCCGGCTCAATCGGTATAATGCCTTGCACAGAGTGTTTTAAAACGTCAATTACCGCAGGTCCATTTGCTTTATCCTCAACGAGTTTGCGTAGTGCCTTTGGATATTTATTGCTCAACTCCAAAAAGGCATCTATGGTTTCCGTGAAACTCATGCGGCCACGTTTTTGGTCAATCAGATAACAGTCCGCTCCTTTGCGCCCCCAAACTTGACCGACAACAAAGTCGCTTGTACTGGTATCTTTAAATGTCATATCCCAGGAAATAACAATAGTATCAAAACTGTCAGGCAGCTTCGTATAATATTTTAGCCATTCTTTTTTTATAATCGTGCCACCATCAATAGTTGGTCTTTGCTGATATAACGCTTCCCAATCACGACTGCCGACTGCCGCTTTGATTTTCAGCAGTTGTTCAAGAGAATATCTCTCTGGATGCAGTGCTTCACCAGTCTTGCGGTATAGTTCGTCACTTGTAGCAATAGCAGGGTATTCAACTACTTCCCACTGATCACCATCATTTTTAGACGCATTAGCAAGAAGTCGGCCACATAAATCGTCAGTATGCCAGCGGGTCATAATTATCAATATCCCGCCGCCTGGCGCAAGCCTTGTGTAAAGTGTCGACGTATACCAGTCATATATCTTTTGTCTAATAGTAGGGCTGTCGGCCTCTGCTCTATCTTTAAGCGGATCGTCAACAATAAGAATATTGCCGCCCATGCCGGTAATACCACCACCTACACCGGCGCTTCTATATGTGCCAGCATGTCCAACTATTTCAAAAATATCAGAATTTCTTAAATATGCACCATTACCAACTATACGAATATTTTTCCCGAACAAATTTGTATTTGGGAATACATTATGATATTCCTCGCTATCCATAACACGTTGAACATCACGGTTATTGCGACTTGATAAATCAGCTGCATATGAAGTTCCTATAATTGACATATCGGGATATTTACCAAAAGTGTATGCAGGAAATCTACGTGATATAATTTCAGATTTACCGGAACGAGGCGGGGCCATAATCATAAGTCTCGGGCTTTTTTTATTTTTTACATCCTCTAGAAACTGATCTAACTTTTGACATATTTCTTCATGTACCCACCCCATCTGATAACCCGGATATGTATATAATGTAAAGCCGGCTAATGTCTGACGGGCCAGCTCTCGACGTATGCCCTCTTGCAAAGCATCTTTGCTAATCGTTAGGTTCATTTTTAAACGCCTCACGAGTTAAAGCCATCAGTTCTTCTTTACTAAGCTTAGATAAATCCACGGAAGGGATTTGCTCAACCTGTATGGCCTTCCCGTCTTTACCAGTTAATACCGTTTCACGTTGGTCCCGCCATCTTTCAGGCACTCTATTTTTAAGCCAGTAAATTTGGGCTGTGACATCCGGAACAACTTCTTTCTCTATTTCCTTCGTAGTAACCATTTCACCGGTTATTTTATCGCGTTCTTTAATTACTTCAGTATACTTATATCCCACTGCTCTTTTATACAGCTGGTTTTCAACATGCCTGTCAGGAACTGCCTTGCACTCTTTTAAGGCGTCCGCTATGTCCTGAAAGCGATTCTCCCATACAGCTAAGGTAGAACGCGATATCCCTATGTTCTCTGCTATTTGTTCATTAGTTAAACCATCTTTTGCCCACCCTCTGATAAGAAGTAAGCCGTCAGGCTTTAACCAATCTTCAAATTTTCCTTTTGCCATTTGCTTATCTCCTCTCTGAAAGTTGGCAATAAAAAAGCACCTAACCGAAGTTAAGTGCTGTATATTAAGTTATATAACCCTGGACTTGACCTGTCCATTATTTTAATCTGCACGCTAATAATTGATATACTTTAGCGTGTTTTGTTGCATTTTTACCCGGATGTTATTTATGTAGTTTAAGTAGTTATTTACTACACCACACCACGCTTGCTGCCCATGTTACTCCTATAACAAGATCAACTGGTCGTGTTGTTACATAGCCGTCTATAGCTCTTTCTACAGCCTTCCAATATCCCTCTATCAAGGTTAGGGCTACTAAAAACATTAGCGTTCGCTTTAACATGTTCGTACCTCAATTAAATATGCCGCTGTATCACCCCAACGGCAGGGCGGCAGCTGGAAGATTACCTGTCCAGCACACGCGCCTTTAAGCGTGGATAGGTGTTCCCCATCTATGCCAAACTACCCGTGGCAGGACTCGAACCTGCGACAAATGATTAAAAGTCAATCGCTCTTGCCATCTGAGCTACACGGATAATGTCCAAGCGCTAAGCTTGAACGTTTCACCAAGCTTGTTGTAAGCCTACTTACTTATAATACTATTTTAACTCATTAAAACAGGTAATATGTCGGAAACTTTTTTATTTTATCAAATTTTTTTTCAATGCCAAACCAACAGCATCTCGGAGAAACTCCTTACGAAATTCATAACAGGTATCTCTATTTACGCCGGTTAATTCTGCAATTATTTTCATCGGCTTCCTTTTTTCATATTTTTGATACATAACTTTACCAGTAAGCTGATTCTCATGTATCTTATAGGTTTCTGCGACAACTTCAAGCCATAGCTCCGGGTTCATTATTATCGACTGATATGGTCCATATCCAAACGATATCATACGTACTGGCTCAATGTTTTTTAATGCTGCTGTTTCTGTTGGATTACTAATAAAAGCATGACCCCCACTGCCAGTATGCCCTTTCCTTGCAGTACGCTGCTCTTTTTCTTCATCAACAACTTTTTGTATTTGCTTACGATCCCAAAAGTACCGCTCTACATGCTTAATATACTGTTCTATTAGCATATCAGTCTCCTTCTAGCTTTTCTTTTTTAATCGCCTAAATAATGCTCCAAAAGGATTTATGTTGTCTTCTACAAGTTGGTTCAAAATAGCCTCCTCAAACTCTCCGTGTTTATGCTCTTGTTCGCCCACAACAACCCAATATTCTTGCACCCATTCTCTCGTACCGTCTGCACTTTCAAGCAAATATAAGATACCTTTAGAATCTAATTTAACACCAAGTACTTTACGTTCTCCCTTAGGCAAATGTACATTATCACCTATATTAAACTTGCTTTCTATTGTTAATAACATTTGTATCGCCCTTCTTATCTGATAGATTTATTGTAAAAATACTAAACCTTCTTAAAGCTAATATAAACAAAAACGTTAATATCCAATGTTCATATACAAATTCAAATATCCATTTTATTAGATCAGGATAATTCATGTCTTCACTCCTTAATCATCACATATAGCTTCACCGTCCATCTTTGCGCTGCAATAAGGGCAGTAATTTAGTTCTGCAATGTTTTCGTCAAAACGCATATCAAAAATACACTCGCTGCAAGCAATGATATTATTATGTCTTATCCAATGCCCATGATTGCGTTCTTCTACTGAGTGTTCGTATTTACATAATATTTCTAGAATATTCCTATTGTTAAGAATGTCGATAGCTTCAGGAACTGTAACTCCAAATCGTTCGACTAATTCTCTACCTTTAGCCTTAAACTCAGAAGCAATTACTGGTTGATTTTTGTCTACTATATATTCTTTTATAACCTTTGCTGTAAGCTTTTCCATAATCTATTCACCTACTATTTTTGTTATTGTTATATCATAATGACTATCCACATTATTATAATCATCTTCCAAGTATGCTTCTTTTAAAGCATCCCAAATTTCGTCTTCTGTAGCGTCATTTTCTACGTCTATTTGTATCCTATACTCATTTTTTCAATAACTGTTGCTATTACTGTTTTCATAATTTATTCACTGCTCCTTTATTAGCTCAGGATTATCATAGATATTACCAATTACTTCGGCACAATTTACACCACATTGTTCTATATAACCAATATCTGCTCGATAAATAACTCGCTCTTCAATGCTTGTTAAACAAAAAGATCCACGCATAAAAGAAATAGCGCCGCATTTCAGATCAGTATTATTCATTTTTAAAACATCGCCCTCGAATATTTTCTTACCGTTTTTATCGGCAAAGCCTGTGTACTGTCCTACTGTTTCAGGTATTACTAAAACATTTACGTGATCTGAATAATGTATTCTCACACCTTGTTCGCCAATAGCAATACCTGTACCTTCTACCCAATTCCCCGCCTCTGTTTTACCTCTAAAAATAATTTCACGCATTTTCTTCACCATCTTTCTAAGTTTTTCCATTACTTTTTTGTTGCATTCCTCACAAAGCTCAAAGCTTTTATGTATACATGGTATTTCAAAGCCGCTGACTATACGTTTTATCTTTTTACAGCGGGTACAACGCCTGTATCTAACCATTGGTTATGTCATCCTTTATCTCAATTAATGGGATTCCTTGACTACTGGCCTGCCTTGCCATAGCATTTAACAGCTGTTCTGCAAATGGTCAGTATCTCCTTAACGCTATTAGTTCTTCCCTTAAACGTTTATTTTCTATTAGGATTCCACCAATGTTATCTTTTAAATCATCTATAGCATCAAGTATGCCATGTGGCGTCTGCGCTTTACCGTTATCATCTCTTGTTAGTATCTCTGCAATAAGCTCTGCATTTCTTCGACAATTCAACATCAACAGTATCTTTCGCTTTTTGTCACCAGCTTTTTCAAAAACACAATGGTATTTTAAACTAGAGCCAACATAATATTTGGTCATCTACTCCACCGCCTTCGCTGATTAAAATAAGTTTCAAACAAATTTATTCTCTCATCAAACCTATTTATAAGTCGGCCAATCTCTTGTACGGATCCGGCATCAGCATCATACATCAATCGCAAATAAAATTTACTCAAAGCTAATATTGATCTTTTTTTACAAATTTGGCACTCTGCCGTAATTTGATAGTACATAGGATATTCTATGGTTCTCAACTTCAAGAAATCTATACAACTATGTTCCACTACTCCACCGCCTTAAACTTCTCGAAAATCAATATCTGGGTACTTATAAAGCAGCATCTTCTTTTTGATCATATACACCTGCGTCCGCATCCCTTTCGTATCGACGTAATATATATGCCCGTCAGCTTCTGTTACCTTGAAATCTGCCTTGTAAATAATAGGCCTTATCTTTTTACCTGCAACCTCATAAGCAGGCTGTAAAACAAATTCAGGCTGTAGTTCAATGCTTTTTACTGCACCGGTACGCTGCTGCCAAAGTAAATCTTCGTAATAGGCTGCTTCCTTTCGGCTGTCAAAGCGAATACCGTCTACCTCAGTTATTGCATTGCCATACTTCAGCACAGGTACAGCCCCGGGTAAATTCGCCGGCGCCGTTACGCTGTCCGAACGTATTTTACTTACAAGATGTGCTGGTAGTTCATTCCACGTCGTCATTTATTACTACCGCCGATAACATAATTTCTAGAGCTTTCTTCTCTCTCCGATACCGAGCCACTTTCCCGCCGAGCTGACTATTCTTCCGACGCAGATGTTTGAGTTCAGTCAGTATCTGCATAAGCACTGGTTTCAATACTGGTACATACTGATCGCCTGGTTCTTTTTCGATTAACGCCATCATAATTTTTATATTTATTGGTTTCATACATTAACGCCCCTTATAATCAATGAAATCTTCATCACTGGATAGTAGTTCATCGAAAATTCTCTGGAAAGGTTCACTTATCACTATCTCGTCACTCTCTTCCATTGAATCGTCTACCAAGCGTTTGATTACATATTCAATAAATTTTTCTTCATTTCCCTTCTTAACTTCTGCACCAAAATTTACAGGCGACAGTTTGAATAAACTCACAAGTTCTGCAATTTCAATGCTAATATTCAATCTTTTTTCATCTGCAGTTATTTCAAAAACTGTTTCTGTATTTTTTATCATAATAATCGCTCCTTATATTTAAAAGGCCGCCCCCTACGGGCTAATCACCTCCGCAGGGGTATACTTCCCTTTATGCTTGTATATAGTTAGTATGCGCGGCCGTTTTAACTAAAATAAATTTGTCGGTCTCTCGGCTTCTGCTGCTATACCTTGCATAACATATAGTGCATTAGGTAGAGCTATTCCATTGCCCCACATCTTGTACTCTGCGCTGTCCGTATGCAGCTTGCTATACCAGGCAAGCATTTGCGCTTTTGTGTAGTCTTTAACGGCTTTGTTGTTGATTTTTGCGTAAGCATTACGTACTTCAAGCCAAAATTTATATTCTTCATCCGTGAAGTTTTCTTTTTTATCGGGGTGTCCCCATGTATCGGGAAATCCTTGTAGGCGTGCACATTCTGTAGGTGTTAAGCGGCGTACTATATAATGCACAGGCACCGCCACGGGTTTTTCTTTGCCGACAACGAACATATCTGTATAGGCATCTTGTCCGGTATAGCTACCAGGGTGACTGTTTGCCATGAGCGGACCAGTCGCTTTTTGATATGGGCATGGTTCTACAATAAGCTTTCCTTCTCCGACTTGTTGCTGTTGGACCCATTTATAGTCTGTTGCACAAAGACTCCCGACAACTTTTTGATAACACACTGCCGGCCGGTCAATGGTATTAAGCGTATAGCATTTATCCTCTCGCCAGCCTTTGCCGTTACAGCCTGCCGTATCTGCTCTATCTATGCCGTTTCCTTGTAAGCAATAAACGGGCTGTTCTTCGATACATAACGCAGTGTAATCTGTGACACGGTTGTTATGGTCTCCTGTGATAGTCGGTACAGTTTCACCGTCGCCGTTGCCTCTTGTATCGTAAACAAGAGTTTTTTTATTAATAACGCAAGGCACATTTCCGTGCGCTTCGGCCCTTAAAGTAGGGCTTTTGCCGTCAGCGCGGACGCTGATTTGCTGTCCGCCCTGGTCGTCTAAAACTAACTCGCTTTCTCCCGCTCTATCATCTGTTCCAGTGCCGTTTTCAGTATTTCCGGCAATTCCTTGCCCCGGCGTTCTGCTCTGCGTAAAATACCCTCGCACGCCCTCGCGCTCAAATAATATTTTTCCGGCGCATTCGCCTCTAAAATCTGCGACAAGGTAGATTCTACGGCGACGCTGGGGTACTCCCCAATGTTGAGCGTCAAAAACTCGGTATGCAATGCTCCATCCGTCTCCACTGATACAATCTGCATATGCCCAGCCAGCTTGCGGAACCGCAGGCATAACGGCGTTCGGTTCCGTGATTTTAATAAATTCTTCAAGCACAAGCCGGAAATCTTCTCCCCGATTACTGCTAAATACTCCTGATACATTTTCCCAAACAGCGAATCTTGGATAAATTCCATTTGTTTTAACCCTCATTTCTTTTATTATTCGGATTGCCTCCATAAACAGCCCGCTTCGTGTTGTTTCTTCGTCGCCGACAGCCGTATGTTTTAAACCAGCACGTTTACCAGCTACTGACATGTCTTGACATGGGCTTCCGAAAGTTATAATGTCCACTGGTTCTATCTCTGCACCTTTGATTCTGCTTACATCACCCAAGTGCTTCATATTTGGAAAACGGCTTTTAGTAACAGCTATTGGATATGGTTCAACTTCCGATGCATAAACAGGCTCTATTCCGCACAAGCTTGCTGCTAAAGGAAATCCTCCACTGCCATCAAATAAGCTCATTAGTTTCATGTTGATCCTCGCTACTTATGCTAACGCATTCCTTGTCCTGCAATCTTTTAAAGTTATTAAATATCTCCCGTGCTTTAACAGCCCGCAGATCATCTGACCACATCAAGCAGCTCGGGCAAATATGCACCTCAAAATATCGACCTCTGTTTACGTGACTACCCGCCGTTGTATTCTTATGGCATATGTCGCAATTCATAATCTCACCTCAAAACGGTTCTGACTTATTAGTGTTCATCTTGTCAATATCTTCTGGCGTAGAGTAGTACCCTCTTGCAAGATTTTTTCTTATAACCGCTTCTTTGGCTTTGGCATAGATCACAAAAGCTTCAAAGTTATCATTCATAAGTTGATAAATCAACGTATTACAGCAAGCCTTAACGTCTATAATCTCCATCATCAACGCCAGCAGCTTATCTTCTGTCGGCACTTTTTTAAACTCTGTGTAAGCAGCTTCTACCTCAGCCAATTCTTCTTTGATTTTTGCAATCTGTTCTTCCGGTGTTGCGTCCCTGAATTTATAACATGGTGTTGTTGCTTTAATTTTCATTATTTCATCTCCTTCATTGCCGCAAAGAATGTGATTGCCGCCATATACTCATCGTAATATTGCTCGTTAGGATTATTACCTTCACGTCCGTATACACTCTCTACACGAGTTTTAAATTCTTCTAGCGTACCACCTTTGTAGTTATTCCAGCATCCGCACAGGACATTGTCGTCATCTACGCAATAAGTAGTTGTTCCTCGGCGACTGCCAATTCTAACAACTTGATAATATGTTTTGTCTAGGTATGCACCGCGGAGGTCTGCATCGCGGAGGTCTGCACCGCGGAGGTCTGCATCGCGGAGGTCTGCACCGCTGAGGTCTGCACCGCTGAGGTCTGCACCGCTGAGGTCTGCATCGCGGAGGTCTGCACCGCTGAGGTCTGCACCGCTGAGGTCTGCACCGCGGAGGTCTGCACGTTCCCCTCCTTCTTCGTTTCGCAACCATCTACCATGACTTTTTATAATCTCCTGTAATTTTTCTGCACTTATTTTCATAGTTACCGCTCCTTTAAACTTTAGCTAATTCACCTTGACGACGGGTTGACCGTTTTGGTACTACATCAGGCACTAACGGATGATATTTATAACACCGCTCACGATCAGCAACCACATAAGTAAATCCGCTTTCTTTGTCTACTCTCAAAAACGGTTGATGTCCGCTGTATGGGCAATCAACAGTGTTAATACATTCAGCGCATTTTCGTTCAACATCTGCGATAAAGCTGATATCGCTGCAATTACGCTTTATAAAGCTATCGTCGGCATCAGGAAAAATCCTCTTTGCTGCAACTCTAACTTTCTCGCTTATTGGCTGCCGTAGTTCACCAAATGTTTTGCCGGCAGCAAGATCAGCAAACAACTTTTTAACAAACTCATTTGCCGCTTTAGAATTACGCTCAATAGCCTTCTTCTCTGCACCGATTTTATTTTGTCGTAGGATTGATAAAGTATTATTAATATCTGCCCATGTTGGCCAATATTTATTATTATCAGCGATATAATCAACAGTATCGCCCCACATCTCAATGTCTGTGTATTTATAACGCTCCAGGGTTTGCCTTTCAATATTTTTTTTTGCATCTTCGCTTCCCCAGTTTGGCTTTAATCCCGCCGCCTGCCACACTTCATACGCTACCGTTATCTCTCTAAGTTCCAACATACGGCATATCCCTCACTTCCTCCCAGTCCAGCCCCATAAAACAAGCCAGTCTGTATTTTCTTTTCTCTGGAGGTATCGCTGCCCAGCGCTCCTTATTTTTTGCAATCCATTCGTCTTTCTCCTGTGCTTCCCTGTCAGCAGCTTGCACTGCTTCAGACAATTTGATTTCATCCGTCCAACGTTCATCCTGCAAAAACGTATCCGGGTCAGGAATGTAACGTCCGTTCTTTTCCTGCCACTGGTCGGTCTTTTTGTATCGTTCAACGGCAGCACCAATCAAGGCGTACTGCTCTTGTGAGTGTACACGCATATTCAGCCACGCTATTTTGGCAACGTGCTTTTTCCGCTTTGTCGGGTAAATTTCCCAAAATTGTTCAAAGCCTTTATCTTTTTCGTTTACCGTTATTAGCTTTTCGGTTTGCTTCGCGCCCGCGCTTTTATCTGTGTTTATATCTGTGTTTATATCTGTATTAGTATTAGTATTATTAATATATATATTATTAGAGTGGTGAATTTTCCCCGATGGAGCGGCGCAGTCACCTTGTCCATTAGGGAATTTTCCCCGGTGCATTTGGGAAATGCCAAGCAGTTCATATGCTTTTTCCGTTAGCGTATACCACAAAGTGCGATCATAACTGCTTTCGTTGTAGTTTCCGGTTTCAATAAGCCCATTCTTTTTTAGATTATCCAAGGCATATCTAATTTTGTTTTCTGTCATGTATGGGAATAATTCCGCAAATGCTTTCTTGCTGTTGTAAGTCCAATATTTCCCATCATAAAAATGCTTTTCGTTTGCAGTATTTTTTTGAACCCAAAAATAAATGTTTTTCAATATTATTGCTTCTTCTATGCCGTATTCTTTGGCGATTTTTATATCAAAGCTATGTTCCATTTTTCTGCTCCTCTAATCCAAATAATTTCTGCCGATAATCTTCATAAATTCTTCTCTGCTGTGAGTTTCTTCAAACTTGCGTTGACATTCTCTTTTCAGCAGTAAATCTGTTTGCCTATCCTGATGCGGACCGTTCTTCCCCTTATGATATTCAGGGGTAAGCCAAACTTTAAAGCCGTATCTTTCACTGATTTTTCGTAACGGACCAAAGAAACAATGATGCTCCTCAAGTGGCACATTTTGCACTCCAGATAGGTAACAATATTTTTCTTTCTGTATGATACTCTTAGCCATCTTTAACGCCCCACTCCCTGATCAGCTCATCTAATTCTTCCTGCGGCCTTGTTTCTACACCAATATCTTTTGCCATAGATACCAAACAATCTATAAAACGGCTCATCTCTTTCGTGTCATAAGCACTGCTACCGTAATATACCCTTACATTGCTATAGCCTTTAATGTTCTGACATTCACCAAGCAATTCAGCTATCCAGCCAACACCATTACTTTGCCAAATTTCAATAGTTCTGTTTACAGCGTCAGTTGGCACTGGCCATATTCTGCCGTAACCACATTCCCTGATTGCCTTCCTGTAAACATCTTCCTTGCTGTGAAAGCTCTCTTCTGACAGCTTTTCTGCTATCTTTTGGCATAATACCCAAGCGTATTTATTAGCGTCGTTAGAACGCCCTTTACGCCATTGCTTGACTTCTACAACATACTGCTTTTCAGGATCGATTTTATTGATTTCTTCTTCCTCTGTTAAAGGGACAGGTACTACTAAATTTATGTATCCCATACCTTTTAATGTCTGCAATCCTTTAACCGTGAACTTCATTTTGCTATTGCCTTCTGACATTTCATACAGAGCGGCCTACCAAATTTCTGCACGCTATAATCATGTACTTTTTGGCTAATTTCAACCGTGCATTCCTGACACATCAAAAATTGTGGTCCAGTATTTTCGTCAGGAAACGCAGGCTTAGTTTGGTTTATAGGTGTAGGCTGTTCTGCTTTATTTGATGTTTTAGTGGTTGATGGTTCAATAGATTGCCGTTCTTCTCGAACGCTATATTTACCATCGCAAAACCCCCTGTACACATCTGCTGCAACGCCAATGTTTTTCATAGCGTTACCAAGCGCGTCAGTAAGACACATCTTAAAGGCTTCATCATTTGCTGTAAGTCCAGTTTTGTATTTTTGAACAATGAAGTCGCCTCCACAACCAATGATAGGCTCGCTCCAACTATCACCGTTTTTGATAAACAAAGCTACCGTCATATACAGTAATATTTGCTTATCCTCTAATGGATATATAGTCTTATCTAAAATTTCAAATTTCCACCCAATACCACACAAACCAAACTGAGCAGTAATAGCTTCAATCTTCCATTGTGGGTTTATATCACTTTTTCCCCTTAGATTACCTGCTTGGATTGTTTTCAAAGCATCTGTAGGCGGGGTTGCTAAGTTTGTATATATATCAATCATGTCCTCCACCTCACTTTATCTGCACATTCTGATGCTCTACTACCTGTGCCCCATCAATCTTACTGCCAGCTTTGATCGCAGCCTTGATAGCCGCTTTGTCAGGTGATGTTGATGTAACAACTCTCAAAAATTCTGTCGGCAGCTTCTCCTTATCGGTAATTTCCACTGTCTCACTTTTTTTGTAGCTGACTGCGCCTTTGGGAGTCTCAAATTTTTCACCCTTTAAAGCGTAGGCTACATAACCTTTTAACCACTCCGCCTTATTTTTTAAGGTGGCTTTTCTTTCCGTCAGCCTTTTAATTTCTTCCTCAATGGCTGCTGTTTCTGCCATTTTGTTTTTGTAAACCACAAGGCAGCCTTCAATCTTTTCTACTCTATCCATCTTCAACTGATCTATATCCTCGGCAGTCAATATTTCACCTGTTTCAGTATCTACCATTCTTTCAGTATCAAGTTCTAGCAACCGCTCTAATTGTTGATTAATTTCATAAAGTTTCATATTTACACACCCCAATCTTCAATTTTATTTTCAATCGTATTTGCACTGTTTTTAATCCATTTCAGCAAAACATTTACTTTAGCTTCGCTTCCGTCCAAATCATCTGTGTTATTCAGATTTTCCTGCATTGCATCTAATTCATATCTAATCGAATATACTAAATCGTCAAATTTATCCATACTTGCAATCCTCCAATTCTTTTGCTAAAATGAAGGTGGACGCTAAACTTCGTAAAATTTACATGTCCACCCTGAGCTACCAACGGTGCAACGTTGATAGCTCTTTTTCTTTTGCTTTCTCATAATCACTCCTCCTAAACTAAATCAGATACTTCACAGTCCATTGCTGCTGCAATTTTCCTGAGCGTAGATAATGTCACGTCTTTACCGTTTTCAATATCAATTAGATTTTTATACCAAACACCACTGACTTTAGCTACTTGATATCTGGACAAACCTTTTTGTTCACGAATTTGTTTAATTTTGTTCATCTTGAATACTCTCCTTACTGTGGTACAATTACTATATATGGAGGTGATATTATGAAAATGATTGCTGTAGATTCATCAAACGTTGAATGTATTGGTTATGAGAATGGAGTAATTGAGGTTCATTTTCACAACGGATATGCTTATCGCTATCCAAACTGTACCGAAGATTTGTTCAACAAGTTTCTTGCTTCCCCATCTAAAGGGCAGTTTGTCCACAATGTTTTAAAAGGACGCGGTGAAACTCGCATTCGTTAATCCCAATCATCATCAAAAGGAACTTGAATATCTGTGCTCAAAATCTCAACACTTGCGCCTGTGACTATTGCCGTAGTCATGGGCGTATGGTGTTTTCTAATGTATTCTACTAATGGTCTTGCAGCTTCTTCTAATGTTTTAGCTTCTTGCTTGATATTTTCGTTCATGTTTTTTCTCCTATCTTCGCTCATCTCAATACCCCTACTGTCACTACAGCAGCCATAATAGCAATGTATGTTCCGACAAATATTGCAGTAGTTGCTACGGTAAAATCTCTAATCATAAGCCTGCCACCTGCCCCATAGCGTAACCAATATTGTAGATCATTCGTACTACTACTAGAGTTGCTACTACAGTCAGCAACCACATCGCCGGATACCTTGCAATACTATCAAGTAAGCCTGCTGTTAAATCAACCGCTGCTAAGTATGCTAAGTGAATGTCTTTATAAATATTTTTCATTTTGCGACCTCTCTTTCTGATCCAATCAGTGCCAATAATGACTGTGCTGCTTCTCTACATTCTTTTATCATTCGGCTACCAAGTTCGGTTTTACTTAGTGTTTTCTCTACCATCTCAGGCAGAAGCTTTGACACGTCAGATACTTCTTTATGTACCCTTAATATCTTTATGCCCTCTGCATCATTAATCGGAACTAAACCGAAAATATCGCAAAATACAGGGTTTCGTTGCAGGTGTTGTACTCTAAGCCATGGAGTCCGATACATTTCAGTCATTTTTAACACAAGCCAATCAGGAACAACCCTGCCATCTAGTTCGTATTCTGCAAGACTACGTTCCGATACTATCAATAACATAGCCGCTTTAGGCCTTGTCATACCTGCAAAAAGTCGGGCATTTAAATAAGGGTTCATGCTGTTTTTTTGCATGTTGTAACTCTCCTTTCGTGATATTATTTCAAGTAGTCAAACAACCTGTTTAGCAAGTAGTTGAGCGGCTCGTTCTGCTTTGCGCTTTTCGATACCTTTGCGTAACTCCTCTGCCCAGTTATCGTCAGATATTTGATCTTTCTTCCGATATTGTTTCATAGAAGCAGGCCTGCGTTTTGCCTGATTGATTGCTTCCGCCTTCTTCCTGGCGTTTTCTTCATCCTGACGTCTAAAAAAATCTAAAAGTGTGTCCTCAAAGACATACACTAGCGACCCTTTCTTACCACCGCCAGAATGAGGAAACTCACCTTTTGCCGCCCGGTCTTGCATACCTCGGTACGAAAAGCCATGCTTTTCACAAAAGGCTTTTAGTGTCATTCGCATTTTTATATCTCCTTATCTGCTTTTCCAACATCTGAAACTGCTAATAAATTTCCTTCAAAATCCCAATACTGCGTTACTATCCTACAAGGGTCTGTTATATCTAAACCACTTCCAACAAGCCCCTTGGTTTCAATAACTTGTATTACTCGTGCCTGATCCGTTCCTCTCGGTCTAGCTGCATATGAATTAAACATGCTTACGCTCCTTTCTGATCTTTATTCAAGAAATATTCAATGGGTACATTGAAATAGGCAGCTATTTTCGCAAGCTTATCAACCTTAGGATTGCTTCTGCCATTCTTCCAATCAGTAAAAGTAGACGGCACAATCCCTGTTTCTTTTGAAACCCTATACGCTGTTATATTATTTTTAACTAATAGTTCTTCGAACTTCTCATACATATAGAACACCCCCTTTCAATATTTCAGAATTATTGTTGAAATTATTTCGGAAATTCGTTATAATAAAATTAATTACGAATGTGTGTTTTGATTTTATTTAGTTTATGTGCTTCTATTTCTATTTTCCGTATTTTATTTGTTGGATATATCTGATTTCCGTATTTTTATGTTAACACTGATTTTCGTAATTGTCAATTATTATTTTCTGATTTCAGAATTTTTTTTACAGGAGACTTTTATTATGGCAAATTATGAAAAATTCGCTCAATTACTCTCTGAACGCAATATTAAATCTGTGGATGTTGCCCGAGCTACTGGAATATACACGTCTACTTTTTCAGACTGGAAAACTGGTAGAAGTAATCCTAAAATGGATAAATTACAAAAAATTGCAACCTATTTCAATGTCCCGGTCGAATATTTTTCTGACCAACAAACACTCTCAAATACTAAAAGCAAAAAAAAGATACCCAAAGACTTAAAAACAATACTTGATAATGAAGAAATTACTCTTAATGGACGTTTAATGTCACCAGGAGATAAAGAAAAAATGTTTCGTATAATAGAGGCAGCTTATTGGGACGCCAAAGAAATGAATAAGAAAAAGAAGGACTGATGGCGATATGGCCTACAATATTCCATTACGTGTTCGTAATCTTATTAATAAAGTTGGATCGACTGATCCGTATGATATCGCCGACTATTTAGGCATAAAAATAAAAACCGTCGACACACCATCATATGTCAACGGTTTTTGGCAACAAATATTAACCCATAAATTCATTTTCATAAATCAAAATCTTTGTGAATGGCAGCGAAAAGCAGTCATCGGGCATGAACTAGGCCACATTATTTTACACCCAGAATATAGTTACTTTTGCATGAACAGGCGAACTTATTATTGCTCACAGCGTCACGAAAATGAAGCTGATTATTTTAGCATTGAACTTTGTAGTTATTCGATGGATATTGAAGAAAATTTTATTGAATTATTTTTAAAAGACGGCTGGAAATAATATCATATTTGTTAAGCAATATCATTCAAATAAAAAACTTAGGGGATGATTTAATGGGATTTTTTTCTGCAAGCGAATCAGAAGTACAAGAATATATTGAAAGGCTTGTAGGATTAGCTGAAGTAGGAAAAATAAATTCTAATGATTTAGATCAATTAACAAGATTTGCAACAAGCGCATCATTTTCAAATAAACAGTTACAAGAAGCGCAAGTTGTGGTCTGTGCCAGATTTTACAAGCAAGTTATGTCTGATGATATTTTAGATAATGCCGAGCTTGCAAATTTCAAATTGTTAGTCGATTACTGTGCATATCTGCCAAAAGAAGTAAGAACAAAATTAATTTCAGCTATTGGAAACTTAAATTCCATATATAAAATAAGAACAAGCGGAGAATTACCTATTCTACCCGATAACGCTGTAAATATTATGTTAAAAGCTAACGAAGTTATTCATTTCGTTTCAGATGCATCCATGCGCAAAAAACGAAAAGTTACAAAAACCGTAAATTATAGAGGAATAACAACTAGTATAAAAATTTGTAAAGGCGTTAGATACCGATTGGGATCTATTTCACCTACACGAGAAACTAATGAATTTTGGGAAAATGAAGATTATGGAAAATTCTTCATTACAAATCAACGTATAGGGTTTCTCGGTATAACAAAAAATTTTACAATTTCTATATCTAAGATATTATCTTTATCTTATGGTGAAGGCGGATTAAATATATTTAAAGAAGGACGACAAAACCCTTTTATTTTACATTTTCCGCCTTATGATCTTCCACTATATATAATTTCATCTTTAATTAATGGAATTGAACAAATTTCCCCTGAACAAATTCAGCCGCTACAAGCCAATTTTAGTCACACTAATGACTTAGAAAATAATGAACCGAAACAATCTTTACCTAATCTTCAAACAAAGGATCAACCACCTATAAATAGAGAAAACAGTGGATGTTCCGGGTGTCTCAAAAAAATACTATATGGGATATTTATATTTGCGTTTTTGATAGGTCTTGCAAACAGTTGCGGGAAGTCGCCTTCAAATTCTGACCAAACTAAAACCCCTGCTCCACAATCTATTAAAATACCAAATCTAACAGATCAACAATCAGCTAATGTAGCTTCTGTGTTAGCACAATGTGGCTTTGAAAATTATAAATTATCAGAGGATAAATCTTTAGATAACGCTACAGGAGCAGCTGAAAAAGGGTACAAAATTGAATATGGCGAACTAAATTACTATAATTTATTACTTGCGCCAAATGGATCGGTTTATAAAATCACAAAATATGAATTTGATGTTTTTGCGAATGGTAAAGTCCAACATAACGCAAATGAATTTTATTTGAGTAGAAGTGATAAAGAAGCATTAATGAAGATAGCAGAAACAGCAATAAAGAAAGAATTAGACAAAATGCAAGTGCCACATACAGACAAAATTGAGTATTGGGGCGTTTACGATTGGAGTTTTACTAAAAAGCCAGATAAAACTAAAATTAGTTCTTATTTTGTAATGACAAACAATACAGGCGGAAAAAGACGAACTGATTTTTCTATGTATATTGATAACAAAACTAAAAATGTTTCTGAATTAACATTTGATAAAAGCCGGTCCGATAAAATCCCGGAGAAAAAAGAATCTTTATTACACAAAATATTAAACTGACGAGGTACTTGAAATGAGGAAAATATTATTACTCACGCTTGCTTTATGTTTAGCTTTCTCCTCGCTCGCCTCTGCAGCTAGTTGGAAATGGCTAACGTCAACAGATGATGTTACAGTATCAATCAATACAGATAATATTACACGTGTAAACGGAATATACACAGTATGGGTGCAGATAAAATATGCTGATTATGCCCAAAAAAACTATAAAGGCGAAAAAATAGCTGTAACTTTAGAAAAAATGAATTTTAAACGAACCGAAATGGGCGATGAAGGCAGATCTCTTGAAATTATTGACTATAGTTCCAAAGGTAATTTTTTACGTAACACGAAAGGTTCTGCAGCCTGGGAAAGTGTTATACCTAGTTCAATAGGCGAACAAATCTTCCAAGAAGTATTAAAATTACGTTCCGATGCAGATAAGGAAGATGATATTCAAATCCAAAAAGAAAAAGATGCAGAGCAGACTCAAGCAGAAAAAGAAAAACGCAGCAAACAAAACAAAGAAAATACTAAAGTTGCAACTGACGTAGCATGTGCTGTTTTAGGTGGTTTATTCTAAAAAACAAAAAGCCGCTCCTAATGGAGCGGCAATATTTAAACCCTCTTGCCAAACATACGTTTTAAAGGAGTTGATATTTTATGTCACGTGTTCGAGCCAAAGGCGAAGGCTCAGTATATTTTGAAAAACAACGTCAAAAATGGCGTGTAAGAATAGTAACGCCGGCCGGTGTTATCCAGAAGCGTTTTGATTCGCAGCAGGAAGCTATCGACTACAAAAACGAAGAAATAGCCAAAATCAAACAAAATGTCTATAATAAAGATGGCTTAGCTCCGTTTGGACAATTTGTTATTAAATATCTTGCTGATTTTAAAACATATCCTACTGTATCAGAAGGAACAGAAATATTTTATCAGCGCCGGGCCAACAAAATAGCTCCTTTGGTAAAATATCCCATAAAAAATATAACAACTGAAATTTTACAGCACTACTTTTTGAGTTTAAAAAGCAGTCAAGATGACAAGCGCAAAACATATGAATTTTTAAAAATGATATTTACGTTTGCTGTATCTCGACAAATAATTCAATTCAATCCTATGCTTGCTGTTCCCAAGCCAGAAATGGCCTATAAAAACGAAGATGATGAACCTGAACCATTTTCTCAGGAAGAAATCAAAACTATTTTAAATTACCTAAAATCAGATCACAATCAACATAAATATTATGTAATGATTTTGCTTGAAGTATCCACCGGATGCCGTATCGGTGAGTTGTTAGGTATATTAAAAAAATGGTATAATTCCACCAATCAGCAGATAAAAATAAAAAAGTCTGTAAAACAAGATAAAAACAATAAAACAATTCTTGGCAATACAAAAAACAGACAATCAATACGTACCTATGATCTTAGTCGTAAGCTATGCGATATCTTGGATGAATATATAGAACGCACTGAATATGCAAGCGAATATCTTTTCAGTACTCGCACAGGTACGCCCATAAGTCGTAATAATATGCGTAGAACCTGGAAACGTATTCTGAGTGAGCTGAATATCCCCTACAGGCGCTTTCATTTTCTCAGGCATACATACATCACTGAAATGCTGGCACAAATGCCATTAGCAGATGTCAGTGCAGCTGTAGGGCACAGCAAAATTGAAACAACCTTGAAGTATGCACACAAGAAAAAAGGTAGCGGAAAAAAGCTTGCAGAAATTGCTGAAAATATGTATTACTAAAAGGTCAAAATAATTTACAAACTCCCATTCAACTCCCTTGACCCATTGAAAGGAAACTCCCGTGCAATAAAAAAAGCACTGCAAACTATTGCAGTGCCTACTTCTAACAGTGGTGGAGACAAGCGGGATCGAACCGCTGACCTCTTGAATGCCATT